GATGACTAGTGTAGAATTACAACTTACTCTATTACAATTTAAAACTTTAGTAGAAGAAGTTCAAGAAAATGCTTTTGTTAATAAGATGGTTAATTTGGAGAAGTTTGATGTAACTAAACCAATTACTTTTTTAATACCTAATGGAAGAAAATTAATTATCAATATTAAATAAAAACCAATGAGTTTATTATTTACAGTAGAAAGTAAAGTAGTAGTTCCAAGTACAGAAACGCTATTAATATTTCCTTTTAAAGAAATATGGGAAAAAGATAATTCAAAAGATAAAAGATATGCTATAGAAGATTTTTCTTATATAGAGTTTATGGCATCTATTCAAAAAAGTAATCCTTATTCAGGTTACCCTGAACACCAAAGAGCAGAAAAGATTATACAAGATATTATTACTAGGGCAGAATGGGATCAAAAAGACCCTCTTTTACTTGCTGGTATTGAGAAATTAAAAGAGTTTCAAGCAGAAGCTTCTGTTACTTATAACTACTATATGGCTGCTAAATCTGCAGCTGAAAAAATGCAACATTTTTTTATTAATTTTAATATGTCAGATGTTAATCTTAGAACTGGAGCACCAATCTTTAAACCTAAAGATATTACTTCAGCTTTAAATGATACTTCTAGAGTACTTGAAAATCTTAATACTTTAAGAGAAAAAGTTGACAATGAGGTATTTGAAGAAATTAAAAAGAAAGGCCAAAAAGTAGTAAGTCCATTTGCAGATCCAAATAGTTTAAAATAAATGAATACCTTTACATTTTAATACTAATCTTAAAATTAACAAGTTATGGCAAATTTAGCTAGCATCTTAGAAAATGATGATAACGGAATGGAAGAAAAAAAATCTTCTATGACAAAAGGAAAACGTGAAACTATTGCAGCTATGCTTATGAAAGCTAGAACAGATGCTCACCTTACACACTTAAAACAAAAAGACAGAACTCTTGCTACTCACAATGCTATGAGCATGTTTTATGAAGGTATAGAAGAATTAGTAGATACTTATGTAGAAACTTCTATGGGTATTGATGATACTTTTTGCTTAGATGAAGTACCTGAAAGTGAACCTATTGAGAATCCTTTAAAGTATTTCAAAGATTTGTATAACTCTTTACAAGCTGAAAGAGTAAACATTAAAGAGTCTTTTATTCAAAATCAAATTGATGAGATGGGACAATTAATTGCTCACACTTTATACAGAATTAAATTTATTACTACATAACATATGAGTCAATTAAGATCAATTAGAAACCCTGATGGGATTTGGATTAATACAGAAGTATTCAGAGAAGAGGCTAGGAAGTTTCAAAAATATGGTACTTACTGTCTAGATCCTTGGGGTTCTCCTGATTGGTTTTCTTATTGGCAAGAACAAAGAAATAGAATTATTAATGGTTACTCTGTAGGTGGAGTTAAAGTTACAGGTGACCATTATTTCTATTTAAACTTCTGTCCTATCCTTAAGGCTGAGGATATGAATGCTAAAAAGTCTGCTAAGATTACAGACTTTCCTGACTTTTGGGATGGAGATTATAATTACTTTTGGGTTAGAGAAATTGCTTTTAATGGTATAGTTGATGGACTAGGATTACCTATTGAAGAATCAAATAGTCTTTCTGATTTGTACAGAGGTCTTAAACTTGAAGTTAAAATTCAAGAAGAATACTTAAATGGGGGGTATAATCTTATTGTAGGAAAATCTAGACGTAAAGGATACTCCTATAAGAATGCAGCTATTGCAGTTAAGAATTATCTATGCTATCCTAAGACCCTTACTATCTTTGGGGCTTATGAAAAGAAGTTCCTTTACCCTAAAGGTATCTTTACAATGTCTTCTAACTACCTCAACTTTATCAATGCTAATACTGCTTGGGTATACCCTAAAGATACAGTAGATAAGATGGACCACGTTAAGGCTTCTACTATTGAATATAGAAATGGAGTTAAAGTAGAGACAGGATTTATGTCTGAAATTATGGCACTTACTTTTAAAGATAATGCAGATGCTGCAAGGGGTAAGGATGCCAGAGATGTAATCTTTGAAGAGTCTGGAGCTTTTGGTACACCTGGATTATTGAAAGATTCTTATGTAGCAACTCAAGACTGTGTAATGGCAGGAGCTATTAAGACAGGAATGATTACTATATTTGGTACATCAGGAGATATGGAAGGAGGTACTGCAGATTATTCTGAGATGCACTCTAATCCACTTAGGTTTGGTATGTTACCTTTTCAAAATATCTGGGATGAAGATTCTGAAGATATGAAATGTGGTTTCTTCCATCCTATTACTTGGAATATGGAAGGTTACTATGATGAGCATGGTAACTCTGATAGAGAAGGAGCTAAGACTCTAGAACTTGCTCAAAGAAAGGTTTTATTAGATAATGGTGCAACTTCTGCAGATATTCAGAAGAGAATGCAAGAGAAACCATTGGGACCTTTTGAGGCATTTGGAATGGTATCTACAAATAACTTTCCTGTACTAGAACTTAAAAGACAACTTGAGATTGTCAAAGCCAAGAACCTACACATGATTATGGGGACTCCTGTCAAACTCTTTTATGACTATGAGTCTAAAAAAGTTAAAGCAGAACCTATACTTGATGGTACAGCTAATGTAATCTATAGACAAAAACCTGATAACACTTCTCTAGAAGGATGCCCTGTGATTTATGAGTATCCTGCTGAGGTTCCTCAAAGGGGAGCTTATAAAATAGGGTATGACCCTTACAGACAAGCCCAAGGAAGTTCCTTAGCTGTTGTAATTGTATACAAATCAGTAATTGTAGGAGAAAGAACTAAAAGAATAATTGTAGCAGAATATGTAGGTAGACCAGGAGAAGCAGATGATGTAAATTACATTTGTAGATTATTTGCAGAGCTTTATAATACTACTATTATGCATGAAAATGAAGTAACCCATGTTAAGGATTACTTTAGAAGAAGAAAACAATTACACTATTTAGCTTATCAACCTGATGAAGTTATAAAGAAGAATGTGAAGAATTCTAAAGTTAACAGACTTTATGGATGTCACATGATAGATCAACTTAAAGATGCAGGTGAAAAATACATTAAATCTTGGTTACTAGAAACACTTGATTATGATGATGAAGGGTTTCCAATTAGAGCTTTAGATCAAATATATTCTATAGGATTACTTGAAGAGTTAATTAGCTATAATAGAAAAGGTAACTTTGATAGGGTTATGGCTCTTATGCAAGTCATGTTTCAAGATCAAGAAGATTTACATGGTAAAGAGTATCAACCTAAGTTTAATGGAAATAAAAAAGCAAAACAGCTATTAGATATGATGGGAAGTATGTATCAAAAAAATAATAACAAGAACTCGCTACAAAGATTAAATTAATTATTACTTTTGTAACTACTTATATTTTAGAGATATGAATCAACCTGTTACTCAACCTAAATCTTATTCTACTGAAAGACTCAGTAGAACTGATAAAGAATCTCAAAACTTTCTTTGGTATAGAGAAAAGATTGACATGTATGATACTAAAGCTAATTTCTTATCTATAGGATATGGAGGAGTTAATGAATACAAAAGAATGAGGGTTAATTATGACCTTTTTAATAACATTGTTGACCTTTCAGATTTTGCTTATGTAGCTACACCTTATGGAGCTGATCAAGGAGAAATGCCAGCTCAAATGGCAAACAGAGATATTTGCTCTTATAGAGTAAAAGCTCTTATTGGCATGGAAATGAAAAGACCTTTTGGGTATAGAGTAATGGCTACCAACAGAGAAGCTTCTAATAGAAAAGTAGAAGAAGAAACTAATAGAATCAAACAGTATGTTGTAGAATCTATTATGGCTCCTATCAGACAAGAAGCAGAAGCTAAGTATCAAGCTGAAATGAAAGGTAGAGAACTTAGTGAACAAGAAATGCAAGAAATACAGCAACAAATTGAAGCTGAAATTGAGCAAAAAACTCCAGATAAAGTTAGAGCTTACATGAGAAGAGATCACAGAGATCCTGCTGAAGTTCAAGGGCAACAACTGTTAAATTATTTAATTAAGAAACTTGACGCAAGAAAAAAATTTAATAATGGCTGGAAACATGGGTTGATTTCTGCTTATGAAGTTTATTGGTTAGGCATAATAAATGGAGAACCAGCAATGAAAGTTGTAAACCCTGTTAGATTTTCCTGTGATAAGGCTTCAGATTTAGATTACATTGAACAAGGAGAATGGGCAGCAGCAGAGTACAGAATGCATCCTTCACAAATTGTACAGACTTTTGATTTAGATGACAAAGAAATAGATACTCTTTGGAGAAACTATAACCACCATATTACTCAAAGAGTACATGATAACTTATTTAACTTTGATGAGTATCTTACCTATGAGGATAAAAATTCAATTAGAGTTTTACACTGTGTATTTAAAGGACTTAGAAAAGTAGGTTGGTTAGATTACATTGATGAAGATGGAATTCTTCAAACTAGGTTTATGGTTGATGAGTCTTATAAACTTAACAAAGCTATGGGGGATGTTAAAATTACCTGGGAATGGCTTCCTGAAGTTTATGAAGGTTATAAGATTGGAATGCACATTTACAAAGAGATGAGACCTGTGCCAGGACAATTTAAAGATCCAGATAATATTTACAAATGCACTTTACCTTATTATGGTGCTATCTATGATAATACTAACTCTCAGCCTACATCTGTAATGGATAGAATGAAAGTTTATCAGTACTACTACAACATAGTAATGTATAGACTTGAATTATTACTTGCTTCAGATAAAGGTAAAAAGATATTAATGAACATTAATGCTATTCCTACTGATTCTGGAATAGACCTTAAAAAATGGCAATACTTCTTTGAAAGTACTCCTTTTATGTGGTATAATCCTGATGAAGAAGGGATGAACCAAAGTGATGTGAATACTATTGCTAAAACCTTAGATCTTTCTTTAGCTTCTGATATTCAAAAATATATTCAACTTGCAGATTACTTAGAGCAAAAATGTGGTAAATCTGTAGGTATTACAGACCCTGTATTAGGGCAAACTTCAGTATCTGAAAGAGTTGCTAATAATCAACAAAACTTAGTTCAGACTTCACACATGTTGGAACCTTACTTTGATTTACACAACTGTATTAAAAGAAATGTACTTCAAGGTTTACTTGATTTAGCTAAAGTTGCTTATGCTACTTCTGATAAGAAACATATATCTTATATCTTAGATGACATGTCTATGGAAATGTTACAGATGGATATTAACCTTCTTGATGAAAGTACATTAGGTTTGTTTATGGAAGACTCTTCTATGTCAGAAGAAATTAAACAGACTATTCAGCAACTTGCTCATGCTGCAATGCAAAATCAAAAAATTGAATTATCCGATGTCCTTAAAGTAATTAAACAAGATTCTATACAAGAAGCTGAAGAAGCATTACTTGTATCTGAAGAACTCAGAACTAAAAGAGAACAAGAAAATGCTCAAGCTCAATCTAAGGCTAAAGCAGAGTCTGAACAAAAACAAAGAGATTGGGAAAAAGAGAAGATGTCTATTGAACATGGTAATACTATGGAGGAAATAGAAGCTAAAGGAAATATTGACCTTCAAAAACAAGCTATGCTTTCTATGGGATTTGACCCTAATAAAGATGTAGATAATGATGGTATACCTGATGTATTAGAAGTAGCTAGAGATGGAGTTAATGCTGAAATTCAAAGGTCAAAAGAAGCTAGAGAAAATAAAAAGTTAGACTTCCAAATTAAAGACGCTAAAGAAAAAAATAAATTAAAAGAAAAAGAATTAGTCCAAAAAGGAGCAAATTCAAAATAAAAGCTATTACATTTTAAATAAGAAGAGTTCATTTTTAAAATGTAATTTATTAAACAATTAAACTTAAATTTGTCACAGTTATGAGTGGAACAGAGAAAACCATTGATCAATTTGGAGGTTGGGAAGATACTTCTCAACAACATGATTTCTTCGGAGAAACTAATTTAGTAGAGGATGTAATTACATCAGTTGAGAAAGATGATGTAGTAGACCCTACTAAAACAGAAGAAGTTAAAGAAAAAATTGCCAAAGAAAAAGAAGAACAAGAATTAGTAGACAAGCAATTTGAAACTTTTTTACCAACTTCAAAAGGAACAGGAAATGAATATGAAGATGAAAATGAAGGAACAGATCCTAGTAAAGAAAAACCTACATCAGTAGTAAGTCCAAAGACTACTTTAGCTTTTTTAAAAGAAAAAGGGTTAGTAGAATATGAAGAAGACCCTGAAAAACCTTTAACAGATCAAGATGCTGATAACCTTTTAGAAGATTCATGGGAAGCAGCTTTAGAAAAAGAAGTTGAATCTACTATTAAAGATTTACCTGATGAATTAAAACAACTAATTAAGTTTGCTTCTAAAGGTGGAGATGTAGGACAGTTATTAGGTAAGATGGTGCAACATGCAACATCAGGCATTAATAAAAATAGTGATATAGACAATGAAGATGTTCAAGTTCTTGCTGTCACTATGGATCTAAGAAATCAAGGTCATGACCAAGAGTATATAGATGCTCAGATTGAATTCTTAAAAGAAAAAGACAAACTTGGAGGAATTGCTAAAAAATCTTTTGATAAGATTGTAGCAGAACAAGAAGCTGAGACTGCAGGCCAAGTTCAAAGACAAAAAGAAGTCTTAGAAAATAAAAAGAAAGCAGCTAGAGAATATAAGAGTAATATCACTACTCATATCAATAGCTTAGAAGATGCAGGTGGATTGCCAATATCTAAACAAGATAAAACAATTCTTCCTACTTATATTTCAGAGCCAACTGTAGAATTACAAGATGGCAGATTTGTAAGTGAAATGCAAGCTGACCTGTTTAAGGTTATGGCAGATAAAGACAAGATTGTTCTTTTAGCTAAACTCTTAAAGTCAGATTTTGATTTTGGTGCTATTGAAAGAAAAAAACAAACAGCAGCAGCAAGAGGAATCAAAAATGAAATCCAAAGAGCTGATAAAACACAAACTATAACAAATTCATCTAGTGGAGGTCACAAAACACAGAAGAAAGCAGTCTGGGAGATGCTAGACTAAATTTTAAATTCAATTATTAACTTTAAACTAAATTAAAATGGCTACATTAGGAAGTAGACTTCTCGTGAAAGAGATGGAATGGAATGCAAATATGACTGAGCAGTCTCACTTAGGTGCTGCTTTGATTGCAAAACCACACCGTATCTTAGGAGAAATGGACAAACTTTTTTCTGCTCAGAACTATTACTCTGACAACCCAATGTCTTCATTGTTGATGGGTAACTCCAAGACTGAAGAGACTATTGGTAACACAGAATGGGAATGGGAATTGAAAGGTGCCAACACTAGACCTCTAGTTGTTGTAGAAAATGTTGAAGCTCAGGGTAACAATACTCCGGGTAAATTCAAAAAAACATTTAAAATTAAACTTGATGAGAACTGGTATTTACCAGGGGATGTAATCATGCCGGGTACTTCTAACAAGAAATACCAAGTACGAATTCAAAATCAAGGTGTAAAACATGGAGATGGAACAGTCTATACTGTTAGAATGAACTCAGATGACCCACAAGCATTTATGCCTGTTAAGTATTTGAATCCAGGACAACAATGGGGTAAACTATTCTCTCAATATGAAGAAGCTGCAGAACAATCAGGTTCTACTGTATTCAGCTTACCTATTGCTTTCCGTAATAGAATGTCTAAATACCGTAAAGAATACAGAATTACTGACTATGCTTCTACTGAAGTATTAGCTGTAGCTATCCCGGATTCTAAAGGTGCTTATCATAATTCATGGATGCGTTATGCTGAAGTTGAATATTGGCAACAATGGTACAGAGAAGTAGAAAGAGGATATTGGTATTCAAGATCTGCTGATACTGTATTAGGTGCTAATGGTAGACCAGTAAGAATGGGGCCTGGTATTCAGGAGCAATTAGAAGACTCTCACCAACACAGATATTCTCATTTGACTGCTAAGTTAATTGAAGAATACTTGCAAGATATATTCTACTCAAGAGTTAAACCAGGTCAAGGAAGACAGGTTAAAGGTTTTACAGGTGAGTATGGTATGTTACAGTTCCACAGAGCTATCCAAGATTGGCAAAATAAATCAGGTTTCATTAAGAATGTTGAGGTTTATACTAACAAAGTAAAATCTGATATTCACACTAATGCACTTGAAGCAGGTTACCAATTTGTAAAATACAACATGGCAAATGGTGCATCTCTTGAGTTAATCCACAATCCTCTTTATGATGACAGAGAGATTAACTTTGAAATTGATGAGGTTACAGGATTCCCTATTGAGTCACAAAGAATTACATTCTTAGACTTCTCAGGAGAAGCTAAAAACTCTAACATCAAAATCATGAACAAGAAAGATGGTTTTGCCTTTACTTATGTTGAAGGTATGTATGGTCCTTATGGTCCTAAAAATGGAGGTAGCTCTGCTCACTCTGGTTCATACTATGAAATGCATGTTGAGAAGTCTTGTGGTATCCATATCCATGACATCACTAAATGTGGAGAACTAATTTTATCTAGAAATTAATTTGACAAACATTTTGTAACATCCTAAAGTTTTCCTATCTTTGTTGAAATTAATTCATTAAAAGATACAAAGATGGGAAAAACTTTTTTACAAAAAGAAGCTCTACAAAGAGTTAATAAAGCAAAAAGATTAAGCACACAACAGTTCATTGACAAAGCAAAAGCTTTACACGGAGAAAAATTTGATTACTCTATTACAGAGTATGTCAATGCTACAACTAAAATAAAAATAGTTTGTAGAGAGCATGGGGAACAAGAAATGTTACCTCATCATCATACCCACAGTAAAAGTTATGGTTGTTCTGTGTGTGGAAAGCAAGCAATAAACAATAAAAAACAATTTACAACAGAAGAATTTATCAGTAAAATTTCAGATCTAAAAGGTTTAAATTTTGATAAAACTGTTTATAAATCTAAAAGAGAAAAAGTAATTGTTACTTGTTTAATACATGGAGATTATGAAACAAAAGCAGAAATACTTTTAAAAGGGCATGGATGTAGAAAATGTTCTTCTGTAAACTCAAGAGGAGAAAAAGACATAGAAAGTTGGTTAGAAGAAAACAACATTTTATTTATCCCTCAAAAACAATTTAAAAATTGTATAGGAGAAAGGAAAAGAAGGTTAAGTTTTGATTTTTATATACCAGAAAAAAATCTTTGTATAGAATTTGATGGTAAACAACATTTTAAATCTATAGAATATTGGGGAGGAGAAGAAGGATTAAAAAGAAGACAACAGTCTGATAAAATAAAAACTGAATTTTGTCAAAAGAATAATATAAATTTACTGAGAGTCTCTTACTCAGAAAACATAAGAGAAAAATTATTAAGTTCATTAATTTAAAGAGAAAAAATTATGGGAGTTAAAGTTGAAGTAAGACCTATTGAATCAAAAAGATGGCACAATAAAACAGGTCAAGAGTCTTTTACAAGACCAAAAAAAATCCAAGCATTAGTAGATGGCAATACTATGAGGTATGCCACAGGGTTAACTGAGCAAGATATTAAAGAGTTAGCTAAAAAGGGAACTAAGTATGACTTATCAGACCAGTACAATTCAGATGCTCCACACCCATTTTGGGATTCTAACATGGCAGTAGTTAAGTTAGAAAACAACACAATGTTTTTTGATACAGACAATGCCATTGACTTTATTAAGATTAGAATTATGAAAGCTAGTAAGTATGTTGCTAATTCTATGGCAGAGTATGAGCAAGGAGAATGGCCAGAAGCTACTCATGTTATCTATGATGAAGCAGAACAAGCTCAAGTATTAGCAAGTAAAGTAGAACAAAAGAATACTGCTATCATTGAAGCTTCTAAATTAAGCCTAGACAGAAAAGTTCAACTTATTTTGGTATTAGGTGGTAAGAATATGAAAAACCAATCTGCAGACTTTGTTGCTGTAGAATTAGATAAGATTATTCAAAAAGATGCTGGAGAATTTTTAAGATACTTGAATTTAGATAAAAAACAATTAGCCTCACATGCTCTTGTTTTAGAAGCTCTTCAAAAATCAGTATTGAGAAAAGAAGGACAAAGAATTTATCACATGGACTCTCCTTTAGGTATTGATGAAATTGAAGTAGCTGAATATCTTTCTAAAGAAGAAAACCAAGATATTAAAATGCTGATATTATCTAAGATTAATAATTAAAAACTATGACTACTAGGGAAATGCATTATGACTTCAAAAGGAAGTTTAATAAAATAGACAGTCAGAAAAACAGAAATTTATTAGTTCCTGAAATTGATTGGTTACTAAATGAAGCTTCAGAACTGTTTGTAAAGAAAATTGCACAACCTAAAACAGAAAATAGTCTTGGATTTGAATCTAGTCAAAGAATAATTGATGACATTAAAAGTATTGTTGTTCCTGGTGCTTGGTTACCTGTTACAAATAGTTTAATAACCTTACCTGCAGATTACTTATATTTTGTAAGGTGTAGAGTAAGGTTATCAAAAAATAATTGCAAGTCTCAAGAAGCTGTACTTTATATTAGAGAACACAGAGATTTGTTTGAAGAAAGTACATTTTACAATGCTAACTTTGAATGGAGAGAAGTCAATGGAGTTTATAACTCTCAAGGTATTCAATCCTTTACAGATGGCACATTTACAATAGATCAAGCTAAACTGACTTATATCAGAAAATGGCCTTATTTTCACAATGCTCAAGACTTCAATGGAGGTTCTTATGCAAACTTAGATGGGGTTGTCTTAACAGGTACAGTGCAATGTGACCTTCCTGCTCATGTACACAGAGAGATTGTTGATATTGCAGTTATGCTTGCAGCAAGTGAGGTACCAACCTCAGACTTACAAGTTAAAGCTAGTAAGTTAGGTTTTAATCAGATTGTTTAATTAAATAACTAAAAGTCATGAGTAATCGTAACAATGATGTTTTTTCAGTACTCGTAGAGTCTGAATGTGATGGTAATTTCTTTAGTAGTGGAAATACTATTGAAGAGTTAAGTAATGGACAAATTGGTGCATTTGATGCAGCTACCAATTTATCTGTAGACGCTTTTACTAACCCTATGCCAAATGAAATTTTCTTTGCACAGGCTTATCAAAAAAACAATGGAAGTACTGACTTCAGATTTTCTGCAGGTCAAGTAATTCAAAGAAAAGGTGTAGTAGGATTTACAGAAGTAAGTTGTACTGAAGGTTCTCCTATGGAAGTTACTGTAGGTAACTTTAGAGCAGAGTGTGATACTGAGTATGGTATCCGTGTAGAATTCCGTAATGCAAAAATCAACAGAATCCAAGGTTATAACCAATTTAGCAAAGCTTATATGGTTAAAACTCCTTGCTGTGATGATTGTGCTGAAGGATGTGGTAGCTTAGATGCTAACGTATTAAGCCAATTAATGGTAGCTGCTATCAATTCTGATGAATCAGGGTTAGTTCAAGCAGTGTTTGTTGCAAGACAAAGTATTGATTCTGGAGATCATGGTACTTCTACTGATTACTCTACAGGAGATGTAGTTTCTGCTGCTGACGTTGCAGAATTAATTGTATTTAATTCTACTGCTGTAGCTGCTGACCAAGTATTTGCTGATTTTAAATTGATTAGCCAACCTTTGTCTATTGGTTCTTTCTGCCAAGTAAACTTACACTACTACAAATTATTAGAAACTACTTTGATTGTTTCTTTGATTGAAGGTTTTGGATGTTCAGGTGCAACTACTATTAATCAATATCCTACTTTTGCACAAGGTACAGGAATCAATATCCAACAAAAAGAGTATCATGCTTCAGGTTGGGCTGGTTCAGGACCATACAAATTGTCTCAAGTAACTGGTACTGCTTATGGTAATATTACTTACTTAGCTGATAAGAACACTTCTTATAACCAAGTTATCTTGGAGTATAACCAAAGTTCTGAATCAGGATGGCAAGAATATAGTAATCCTTTGAGTACAGTATTTGCATTCCCATGTGATAATGAGGATTGTGAAGATACTCAAGGTGGACTTGTAAATTTCTTACAAGCTTGGACTACTAACACTCCTTTAGAAGTATTAGCTCCAATAGTCTAAGGAATTTAAAATAAGCTATTACAAAAAACATCTCTATACCCATAGAGATGTTTTTATTTTTTTTTGTATATTTGAACCTTATAAAATAGTTCTTATGCCAGTAGCACACACATATACTAAATATAAAGATGTACATACTTTAACAAATGATACTAATAATTTAGTAAATTATGTTATTATAAAAGTACTCTGTGATGAAACATCTATTATAAGTACAGGAGATTTACAACCTGATGCAAGTATTACTATTAATTTTCCTGTAGATGGAGAGTATGAAGTAAGTTTAGCAGAAAAGGAAGATAATGGTACAGCAATCATTACAATTAACACAGATTCTTTTACAATAGAGACTTTTAATAATCTTTTAGTTTCTTTTATTGCAGATGCTGAAAAACTATTATGTGGTTGTTCTAAGTGTGATGATTGTGAAGAATGTAATGAATGCCAAGATTATTTAGGTGCTCTTACAAAAGCAATATCTTTTACTGTTTTAAATCCTGTTTACAATACTCTTGTAAATACAGGATTAAATAGTATCTCTTGTTCTTTAGGAGATGAAATGATTTGTTCTATATTGAATGAAAAAGTATTTGGTTCTTCTTCTGTGAAAGAACCTTTACTAAAAATACTTGCTAGTTATTTCTTAGGTTTTTATTATTATGACTTAGGAGAAGCTGAAGATTCTGAAGAAGAACAATATATAAAAGATAAATATAAATCTGTCAAAATGCTTAAGTGCATAACTAAACTAGGTTTTGACTTAACCGTGTTTCAAGATTAAAACTAAACACTATGGCAGGTATAGAAGAAAGATTAACAAGATTAGAAAAGATACTTAATAAAGTACTTTGCTGTGAGACCAATGATTTTACAGGTCCTCAAGGTCCTGTAGGAGCACCTGGGGAAGATGGTGCACCTGGTTCTCAAGGTCCTCAAGGTGTCCCTGGTCCTGTTGGACCTGCAGGATTAAACTGGATGGGTACTTTTGTTCCTTGTGTAGTCTACAGTCAAAATGATGCTGTAAGTTTTGAAGGAGCTTCTTACTTTGTTACTTGTGAAGACACTTCAGGTGGAGAATGTGAATCTCCTTATGATAATACTACTTGTTGGGCATTACTTGCTAGTCAAGGAGCTACAGGGCCTATGGGGCCTCAAGGACCAGCAGGAACTTCTGCTACTATTCCACCTCTTACTCAAGCAAGTTTAGTTGCAGATACTACTTCTCCTCCTACTATTACAGAAGACATTAACTTTGTAACTTGTAATGCGAGTACAGACTCAATTACTTTACCTTCTCCTAGTTTCTTAGGACAAGAAATATTAGTACTTGCTCAGAATAATTTATACAACTTTTTTGTAAAATCTGCTTCTTTTATAATTGAAGACCATGGTACTCAATTTCCTGTAAACAGTCTTACTGTACAACCTAATAATACTTATAGATTTACTTGGAATGGTAAAGCTTGGACTGCAGAAGCTATTAATGGTAGAGCATACAAGTTTAATAATTATGATTTAGTAAGAACTCTTTTTAATATAAAAGAAACTGAAGTTAACAGTGTGACTTCAGGAGCAGGAATTACTTTAGCTTATTTAAATTCTACTTATACTTCAGCTCAATATCCTATAGGGTTTAAAGTTTATTTTACTATACCTAAAACAGTTGCTATTAAAATTAGCAATACAGATTGGGTTAGCATTAGTTTTGGAACTATTACTTAATATACAGTATCATGGCATTACTAGAAATAGAGAGAATTAAAAAAGATATTCAATGGCTTTATTATAATATGAGATGCTTACTTAATAAATCTGCCTTAGAGTCTCCTATAACTGCTACAGAATGGTCTAGTAATCATAGTGCATCTACATACAATCAATATCAAATAGGAACTTTTGTTTGGTATCAAGGTAATATATATGAATGTATTGCAACTAATGATGGTTTACCTGTATCTTCTACTTTATATTGGAAACTTATTGGTCCAGGTCATTTACTACAAGAAGAACAAACTGATTGGAATTCTACAGGAGGAAGAAATCAGTTAAAAAATAAACCTACTTCTACATCTGAATTTATTAATGATGGAGAAGATGGTAGTAGTCCTTTTGCTACTATGAATGATTTACCAATGCTTCAAGATTTAGATTCAGTTCTAGGTGCTGGAGATACTGCAGAAGATAAAGATGCTAATATTAAAGAACTAGGGTTATATGATGATTACCAATCTAATGTTGTAACTCCTGGATTTGCAAAAGTGTTTGCAGAAAATTTTAAACTTTGGTTTAAAGATAAAACAGGAATTAACTTATTTTACATAGGTTATGGAGTAATTAGATTTTTTAAAGGTGTATATACTTTTAATATTTCTACTTCTAATCTTACAGGTAATAGAACTGCTACTTTTCAAGATAAATCAGGAGTAGTTGCATATACTTCTGATATTGCTGCAACAACAAACTATGGTCTATATAGTCAAACTGATGAAATAGCTCCTGTAACAGGACTTACAGAGGGAACTTTAATAGGACCAGGCTTAGGTACTCTTTCTGTTCCTGCTAATGCTTTTCAAGTAGGAGATTGTTTTACTTTAAAAATGTCTGGTAAAATTTCTAATGCTAACAATGCTCAACTAATTATTTCATTAAAGTCTGATGGACTTATTATAGGAACTACAGGTACTTTAACTTTACCGGCTACTACAAATAAAAATTGGGAGTTAAGTGCAACTTTTGTTATAAGAATAGCAGGTGTTGCAACAACTGCAGAATTACAAACTAATGGTAGTTTTATTTATAATAAAAATTCAAGTAATGCTTTTGAAGGGCAAATTTTTGATTATAATGAGTCTTTAAATTTTGACACTACTATTACTAATACTTTAGAGATTACAGCTACTTGGTTAACTTCTAGTGCTACTAATTCTATTCATTCACATCAATTAAATTTAAATAAAATTTACTAATGGCAGTTAAAGCAAACTCAACAACATTCACTCCAAGACCCAAAGTAAGTAGACCTGGAGTACATGCTAAAAGCAAAACATCTTCTATGAAGAACTCTAAGAGTTATAAAAAAGCTTATAGAGGTCAAGGGAAGTAATTTGTTTAAATCTTAGGATTATGAAACAGCTTATATATATCTACCTTTTATTAAAACAATGCACCATGGAATGGCTATCTCTTTATTCTAAGTACTTTATTAAACTAGGAATTAGTTTAAAAACAATGACCTCAAGTCCTATAACTGCTGTAGCAGGAGGAACTGTTGTAACAGTATCTGTATTTTCTTCAGTACAGAAGGCTATATTGCTTCTGTTTTTATTTTTTATACTTGACTTCATTACAGGAATTTTAGCTTCTTGGAGAGAAAAGAAACAGGCAGAAAAAGAGAATCCAAAACTAAAAGAAACATCCTTAATATCTTCTGACAAATTAAAGTTATCTGCTATAAAAGCTTTTACTTATGCTAGTGCTATCTTAAGTATTTATGGTATAGAAAAAGTATTTTTTATTAAGACTTTTAAGATAGATACTATTAGTGATGAAAACATGACTATCACATTAATCTTTGTAGGTTTCTGTTGTGCTATAGAGTTTTACTCTATTGTATTTGAAAACTTTAAAAGAATGGGGTATGACATAGTAAAGAAATTTACAAACACAGTAACAGGAGTTAAAACATTAATTTCCAGATTACAAAAACCAGTTTAATAAATAATTCCATACATTTGTAGTATGGAATTACTAGATAAAATTAAACAGCCATTTAGTACTTTAAGTTTTGAAGAGAAAGAACATAAGTACTTTGTAGAAGAGGAACCAATAGAGATTTCAGTATCAGGATTGATTTCTAACTACTATGAAAAATTCAATGCACATGAAGTAAGTGCAAGGGTATCTCAGAGAACAGGAGTACCTCAAACTATGATACTTCAAGATTGGGTTGATATAAATAAAGAAGCTATTGAAAGAGGACACAGAGTACACTCTTTTGGAGAACTTTATCAATTTGATAGAACCCTTACACCTTCTTGTCCTCAAGAAGAAGCTATTGTGAAGTTCTGGAAAGAGTTACCAGAACATATTATACCAGTAGCTGCAGAACTTAGGATGTACCACTTTAAAGAGTTATATGCAGGTACAGCAGATATAATCTTATTTGATACAAAAACACAGACCTATATAATAGCTGACTACAAGACAAATAAAGACTTGTATAAGAACTTTAAAGGTAAAACAATGACAGGTATATTTAGTCACCTATTAGATTGTCCTTTAAATCATTATGTAATTCAGCTTTCTTATTACCAAATACTTCTAGAACAAGTAGGAGTTAAAGTAGGTAGAAGAGTTATTATATGGTTAGGATTAGATGGTAACTATACACTAATAGATACAGACAACGTAACTAATTTATTATTATGAAACACATTGAATTACACAGATTTAAAAAAGCTTTAGGAGTTGCCTTTGGTATTTTCTTTCCTTCTGATGCTAAAAAATTAGAGCAAAAGCAGGGTATTGGAAAACAACTTGATTTAGTTTTAGTTACTCCAAGTAGACAGACTGCTACTGTAACTCATCTTAGAAAACTTACAGGTTGGACTGTTAAACAAGCCACTGCTTTTTTTAAAGAAGGAGACTATCCTAAAGTAGTTATTTATAATGTAAATCCTAAAGGAAAACTAAATCCAGATGAATCAAAAGAAAAAAAAGCAATAGAAAAATATATGGATATAGAATTTTACATAGAAAATGTAGCTACAAAAGATAATGTAATTTTCAAAATCTACTAAGATGTTTATAAGAGAAGTCATAGAAAGAATTCAATCTTTATACTCTAAAGGAGTATCCAGTGATGAGTCTAGGTTATCTGACAGACATGTCTATAACAAAGTCTTAACAGTTAGGATGCAACTTCTTGCACAACAACTTAAAAAGAAACAAAGAATTAGTGATTGGAACTATTCAATCCTGCCTTGTGTAGAATTAATTAAAGTTCCTAATCATGAGTGTTCTTGCTTAGGAGATTTAGGTTGTGATGTGTACAGAACTAAATATGAGATACCTAGAGTAATGACAGACTCTAATAGACACTATATTGACTTTGTAATGTCTGTTGAAAATGGAATGAGAATTGAGGAAACTACAAGACAAGGTGTACTTTATTTAAAAGGTAATAAATACACAGGAGTTAAACCTAAATTTTTATTTGAGAATGGATATTTGTACTTTCCATTAAAAAAGAATCCAGGAGTAGTAAAGATTAAATTACTTGCTGAAGATCCTTTAATAGCTAAACACTACCCTTCTTTATGTGATTCTTGTCAAGATTGTACAGACTGTATTCCAGCTTATGATCATGAATTTGCTATTGATGGGGATTTAATTGAACCATTAATTGATATATGTGTACAAGAAATTATAGGTATATTTGGGCAGAGAAAAGAAGACCTCTCTAATAACTCAAGAGATATACAAAGACCTGAAGGTAGATAATGCAAAAAACAGATTTAAACATTAGAAGTTCTTACAAGAGATACTCCAAAGAAGTTGAGAATCCTGTAGAAATAAAAGAGTTCATTTCAATAGCCAATGGGTATATGGAATTTCTCATGAATAAAGTAGTTGAAGGTGAAGAGGTAACACTACCTGCAAGATTAGGAACTATCTTTATACAAGGTACAAAGAAGAAACTAAAATTCAATAAAGATGGTGTTCCTATGTTGCCTCCTAATTGGTCAGAAACTAAAAAACTTTGGGATAGAAATCCTGAAGCTAAGGCAACAAAAAAGATTGTTTACTGTCTTAATGAAGAAACTGATGGGGTAGTATATAAATTACATTGGTCTAAGAATAGAGTGCCTATAGAAAATAAACTGTTCTATAATTTTATTTTAACTAGAGGTAATAAAAGAGCAATACATAATTCTATTAAACAAGGAAAAGAATATATAATTAAAACTGAATAACCATGTCAAAATCATTACAAGAAAGACTTAATAGTCTTGAAAGAAAATACAGAAGTCTTTGTTGTAAGGCAAATTCAGAAACACCTTCTGCACCTGCATATAAAGTGTTTACAGCTCTTCTTGCACAGAGTGGAAATAGAGGTGATAGAGATACTATATGTGATGGTGAACTAATAGTAGGAGTAACATATTACATAAATAATAATGTTAACGGAGATTTTACAAATGTAGGAGCACCTAATAATACTAATGGTACATATTTTATAGCAACAGGAACAACTCCAAATAGTTGGGGTCTAAGTGCTTTATGTGACACACTTACTTTTGTTCCAGATGCTCCAGTAGTAACAGTATTAGAGAATACTATTGGGAATGTTTGGTTTACTTATGAGGTAACTGGAAGTTATGGGATTAACTCTAATGGATTATTTATTCCAAATAAAACATACGCAGATTTTAAAGTTGTATTTGGATCACAATGGGATAGAAATATATGGGAAAATTATGAAGAATCTAATTTTCCAAATACTCTTTTAATAAAAAATTATAGTTTAGATACTGGTGCTCCAATAGATGGTATTGATGGAGCAAGAATAGAAATCAGAGTATACAATTAATATGAACCTTAATATAAGAAATAATGGATAAGCAAATACTTGATAGAATCAAGAAATCAGAACAAAGAGTCGTAGACTTGTATGCTAAAGTCAAAGACTTAAATACTACCGTATATGGTGGTGGAGGCACTCAAGGTCTTAAAGAACAGTATACTATTCTTCAGATAGATCCTGATAATGATACAGATGCAAATAGAGGTAAAGCTTTAAAAGATTTGTATCAAAAAATAAAAGATAGAAATGAAAATAGTAGTTCTTGGATACATACTATTTTAGTTCCTCCTGGAGATTATTATTTCCAAGATGGAGAACCTCTTGTATTAGATTATGAAGGTATTAATGTAGTGTCTTTAACAGGAGAACCTGATGTATTTATATCAGTTAGATATGATAGTCAACCTTTTGCTATTAATGAACTTATTTACAGTGGAGCTGAAACTGCTGAAGAATTTCTTGATACTTTTAATTTTTCTGAAACTGTTGGAAATAATGTATATGGAAGTAACTATGGAGTAGATTCTCAAGGTGTATTTTTTAATGATGTAGATCAAGGAGATGAAGATGGAGAATCTTATCCTATAAGATTTGGACTTGTAAATACTAATGTTAATGATTATCTTAATTATAATATTTCTTTTATACAAGAAGATAATTGTTCTGATTTAGGTTTTGCTATATGGCAAGAAGGAAGTACTCCTCAATGGAATTGGGGAGAAGATCATTTTGGTACTTTATTTAAAGTTCAAATAAATTGTGAAGATACTATAGAAATTGTAGGATTTAGTAGTTACGATGAATTAACTATTCCTGGAGGTTTAACTATAGGTCATACTTATATGCTTATAATTAATATGGAACCTAGTTCTGGATTTCTTTTTGTAGGTTTATATGATCAAACTACAGGTTCTTGGGTAGTAAGTGACAATTATAGTCCAAGGTATGCTATTCCTACAGGATATAATATTATTGCAGGAATAGCTGCTGATTCTGATGAGGGAAGTACTATTCATATAACTTATCTAAATGGACCAAATGATGTATATACAACATATACTCCTTGTCTTTCTGTAGAGACTAGTAATGTAACAGTAAGAGGTATAGTAGGAAAAAGAGACTCTTCTAGTAATTGGGGTAGTTGGTCTGAACTTGATTATGATTATAATCTTCCAATTTTTGTAGATGAAGGTTTGGCTAATGTAGTTATTGAGAATTGTATTGGAGGTCCTTTCTCTTTTGGAGCAGACCCTGAATTTAATGGAAATGGACAATATAATAGTACCTACACATTTAAAAACTGTAGAGCACCTCAAGGATATTCTTTTGGTTATGGAGTAGAAGATTATGAAGTTACTGCTATAGGTTGTAATAGTCTCAATTATTATGGAAGCTATTCTCCTCGTTGTTTTGATGTAGATGATGAATTATATGTTACTGTTATTGATTGTCATTTTGGAGATTACTCTTTTAGAGGTTATGAAATAGATATAACTGTAAAAGACACTGAAGTTGGATCTAGTTGTTTTGGAGCAGATGGTTATTTTGAAGGAAATTTTGAAAATGTTACAACTGGAGAAGATTGTTTTAATAATGGGAATGGTAGTATTTATGGAATTTATAGAAACTGTAAAGTAGGTACTTATTGTTTTAGTTCTTATGATAGTATTTATGCTGACTTTTATAATTGTTATTTTATAGATGCAAGTAATTTAGATCAATCTAATGCTACTTGTCACTTTTGTATAAATGACGATTATTTAGAAAATGGAACAGCTACAGTTGGCTATGCTAGTTACAATGTAAACATAAATGATTAATTTAATTTTAAAAATAAATAAAAATGAAACTATTTAACTTAAACTCAGAAGGTAATTGGATGGCACAAGTTGCTTATAGTGACTTAGGTTTTACTACTGAACAAAAAGAATTATTAAGATCTGAAAAAGAAGAGGATGCTACAGCAAAAGCTGAACTAGTAGCTTATTGGAGAACTATTAAAGAAGTTGCAGCTACTGCAGAAGAGGTAACTCTTTTATCTACTTTCTTAGATACTAAAAAACCTACTTTAAAACCTGAAGAAACTCTTACTATAGTAAATGCTATTGTATTTGTTAAAGATGGAGTTCCTAACAAAGGTCAAATTTCTTTTAAAATTAATGAAGGAAAAATAAAACACACTAGATTTTAGTCTAGTGTGTTTTTTCCTTTAGTAAACAGATAGATATGTCTATATACCTTGTAGTGAATTTCTTAAAGAAACAATGGCTTGGTTCTATATTAATCATTATTTTTGTATTGGTATTACTTTATGGTAATATCAAGAAAGAAGAAATGCTAAAAGAAAAACAACGTCTTGAAGCAGAGATTAAAGTCTTAGAACAAAAAGAAAAGTTTCATTGGAGTAAACTTGATAGTTTAAAAATCAGTGAAACTACCATTAATAATAAAGAAAAAATACTAATACAAATACAACATGATACAGTTAAGGTTATTGATTCTATGTCTATTAGTGAGCTTCAAGGGTATTTCTCAAACAGATACCATAAAGAAGATAGTCTTAGATGAGAAAGTAGCTAGAGAAGTTGTTAAAGACCTTGTCAAAGGGGATATATGTAAACAACTACTTTCTGTTAAAGATGAAAGAATCCTTAATCTTAAAAGTCAAATATCTGAGTTGAGAAGTCTTTTATCTATAAAAGATAGTATCATAGTAAACAAGGATAGGATAATTGAAATACAAGATGATGTTATAGGGTGGTGGAAGAAACCTGAGTTACATGGTTACATGGGAATGCAGTCTATTCAGTTTACAGCTACAAACCCTATTATCTATGGTAGAGTATTTCTAGAATATCCAAAGGTTAAAGTTGGTGTACAAGGATTTGTACAACCTAATAATCCTGCAGGATACAATGTTATTGTAGAATATAAATTGTTTTAATATGTCAGAAATTATGAATGCAAGAGTAGAAGGTAAAAAGGAATTTACCCTACCAGAAGGAGCTACAATTATAAAAAAGAGTACAAATATTACTGTTAGAGAGATTGAAAATGGATTTGTAATTTGTAAAAATTATGATATTCAATGGTCTCCTAAAGGAAGTGATGATACTAAGTATGATTATATTTGTAAAGAGTGGTTCCAAAAAGAAAATCCAGTAAAAATTAATATGCCTAAAGAAAAATCTTTAGCAGATAAATTAGACTAATTTATGAAATTACCTTTGATTCCTTTAGACAAAGCAAATCATATCATATATGGAATTGCAATATACATTTTAGCTAACCTACTATTAATAGAGATGTTAGCTTTTCTTGTTGTTATGTTATTTGGAATAGCAAAAGAATTATATGACTTTAAGAGTTATGGCAAGTTTGACATACTTGATTTGCTAGCTACAATTAGTGGAGCAGCAATACTAACAATAATATACAGATAAAATGAATCAGAGATTTCAATATGTAACAGTAGATACAATCCTATCTAAGTATCTAAGAGACTTCAGAGGTAATGAACTTAATGAAGATGATGCTATTGAATGGATAGGAGAAGCATTAGGACACATGAAGATGGCTACTGTAACAGAGGAAGCCATTGCTTTTTTAGAGGTAAAAAACTATCAAGCAACTTTGCCTAATGGATTACAATATATAATTCAGGTAGCAAAGAATAATGCTTGGACTCCTACAGAAGTTAAAGTCTGTACTCCTGAAGCTATTATTACAGAGTTAACTTCTGAAACTCCAGAATCAAATTGTGGCTGTAGTGCTTGTTGTAGCACTCCTGCAAATGATATGGTACTTCTTGATTGTCAAGGAGAGTTGATAGCTGAACCTGAAGTTGGTTATTACAGACCTTACTTTGACCTTCAATATGAATACTTAGGTTGGGTTCATTCTAAATCTTTTAGAACTAAATTTACTCCAGTTAGACTAGCTAACCACACTTTCTTTAATACTTTAGTATGTCAGAATACTGCTGGAGATGGACTATATAATAATAGTAACTATTTAGCTGATGAATACACTATTATTGAAGACCAACTTAGATTTAGTTTCAAAGAAGGTCTTGTAGCTGTAGCATATCTTAGAACTAAAGTAGACACTGCTACAGGTTATCCTATGGTTCCTGATGATGAGTCAGCTAAAGCAGCTATTACTTACTACTTAGGTTGGAAAGTAAAAGAAAGAGAAGCTTGGAACCACAGAGAAGGTTCTATGCAGATTGCTCAAGTAGCAGAAGCAAGATGGTTAAAATACATCAAACAGTTTAAGAACAAAGCTAAGATGCCTTGGGGAACTGATGACTATGAAGACCTCATGGAACAATCAAATTACTTATTACCAAGAAACAAAAGATACTATGGCTTCTTTGGTAAATTAGGAAAAGCTGAAGATAGAATCTTTAATGATCCTAACTTTACAAACAAATACAGATACACATCAGGTAACTCAGCTTATATGAGATAATTATGGCTCAAGATCAAGAACAAAGACAAGAACAGAATTCTGTTAATACTTTAGGAGGATTGAATACAGACTCCTCTTTAGTTAATCAACCTCAAGGTACTACAAGATTTGTAATGACTGGAGTAGATGAAACTAAAGAAGGAGATTTAGGTTTTATATCTAATGAGGAATCCAACTTAGAATGTTATGAGCTCCCTATAGGTTATATTCCCATAGGTCAAGTTTATATAGGGGATGAAACTAACTTATTATTTTTAGTAAATAGAGCAGGAGATTCACTCTTAGCTACTATAGATAAAGAGTGTAATTTAACTGTTGTACTTTCTGATGCAGACCAAACAGAGAAATTTGGTTTCACAGTAGATAATCAAATTGATGCTACTTTTAGATTAAGAAGAGGTTGTGAAAGAACTGTGTATTGGGTAGACCCAAAACCTAGATTATTTGTTATTGATAAACCTGAAGAGTTTCAAGATACTGTTACAGGAGATTGGGACATTGCTAAGTTTAATCTTTTTAGAACTTATAAATCAATTCCTGTAGTAACTGATATTGAAGTTGTAGATGGAGGAGGACAACTTGCTCCTGGTAGTTATAACTTTTCTATTAGATATTTAGACCAAGATTTTAATCCTACAGAATTTATTACAAGTACTGAAACTATAATGATTTATAATACTTCTGTAATTCAAAATTATAGAGATATTAGAGGGGCTACTAAAGAAGTTAATCAGTCTTATTTAAATTTTACAGATAGTAATAAGTCTATTAAAATTAGTATAGACCCTGCTTCTTTAGATACTAGTTTTCCTTTTTATCAGTTTGCTATTACAGAAGCTAATACTGGAAATGGATTAATAAGTGATACAAAATACACACAAGAGATTTCTACAAGAGATAGTATCTTTTATTATACAGGAATTAATTTTGAGACTCAAGGTTCTCAAGAAGAGATTACTGCTTACAATCAAATTATAGAAAAAGCTCAGAGTATTGAGCAAATTGAAAATAGATTAATACTTGGTGATGTTGAAGGAAAACAAGTTAATTTTTGTAGACTTCAAAAATATGCAAGTCAAATTTCTGCTGACCTTGTAACTAAAGAAATGTTCTTGAGTAATATTCCTTTAGATGAAGGTAATCCTAAAGACCCTGCTGCACACTTTAATGGCATAGGTTACATGCCAGGAGAAATTTATTCTTTTGGTATTGTATATATTTTTGAAGACAATAGTCTTTCTCCTGTATTTCATATCCCAGGTAAAGGGCCTACAGTATCTCCTTCTTCAATTTATGTTACAGGTGTACCTAATGTGTATGGAATGGAAAGAGGACTAGGAAATGAAAGTAACTCTTCTTTAGATAATTCATACATAGATAATAATACTTGTGGTTCAGATTCATATTGGGGTTATGATTGTGAAGGATTGCCTTTAAAAGATCAGCCTGTAAGACATCATAGATTTCCTGTGAGAAATAAATATGGACTAAGATTTGTAGAAGAGCTTACAGGAGATGATATAGAAAATGAATTAAAAAGTTTATCTGTAACAATTACAGGAACAGATATTACTGTACCTTCATACTGTGCTCCTGAAGGGGAGCAATACTATAGTTCAACTTGTATACCTACTTTTGTAGATTCTATTAGTTTTGATATTACTTATACTGATGGTCAAACTCAACACTATATAGAAGCAGTAGACTTAGATAACTTTGCAACAGTTGAAGGCAGTGGGCCTAATGAATCTAATGTATATTTTTCTTACAATTCTTCTCCTATTACTTCTAGTGTTTTTGAATTGATAAGTATTAAAGAAACAGTAGGAAACACTGAAAATACTTTGACATTTTCAGTTTCTCTTTCTTTAGGTATGAATGTTTATACAGCAGTCTCACCTCACTCAGGTTTAACTTATCAAGTTAGAGTTAATGTAAGTTCTTTTGTTACAACTGAAAAACAATATGTAACAGATTTATATGGTATTAAGTTTTCTAACATTAAGAAACCAAGTTTATCAGATACTAATGGTCAAAGTATAATTGGATACTACATTGTAAGAAATGAAAGAACAGAACAAGAAAGAACTATTTTAGATAGTGCTTTATTGGCTCCTACTGTAAAACATAAGAACTATGTTTCTCAAGGTTTTATTTATCCTGAATTTACAGCTTTACCTAGTGGAGCTCCTGATCCAAAACAAGGTACTTTTAAAAGAGATATCTATGGTCTTATTTATCCTGAGCATAAGTTTAATAATAAAGTTTATTCTAACTTTACTACTCTACTTCAACAAGGAGAATTTGAAACTATAAACACAATTAAAAGTTTTTCTAAAATAAATGATGTTGCAGATGGAACAAGTTACATAGGTAACAGACATAAGAGTAATGAAAGAGATAATGATGGTTGGACACTAGATATTAAAACTAGAGATAGTCATACTAAATACAATGAAAAAGATGATATTAACATTGACTATACTCAAGATGTAAATGATGTTTTTTATTTAAATGCTTTAGCAGATAAAGCAATACAAGATAGTGCAGGAGTATTTCAAAATGTTTTTAATCTTGCTGCAGATAATAAAGTAGGAATAATAACTCTTAAAGAAAACTTGACTGTTGCTCCTAATAAAATTCCTTATGTTTATATCTATAAAGAAAATCTAAATCCTTATTCTAACTTTAGGTTAGACCCTTATTACAAAGAAAGTAAAAATCCTCATTATTTTACTTCAGGCATATTACCTGAGACTTGTGATATATTTAATGGAGATTCTTATATTAATCCTATTAGATATACTAATAGTTTGTTCTATATGAACAGACTTAGAAAGAGAGCAGGACAAACTAATGCTTGGAATTATATTGCAGCTGCAGCTTTAGTTATTGTTGCTGCAGCATTAATATTTATTCCTGGGGTAGGTATAGCAGGTTCTATAGCTTTAGGTACTTTAGCTGCAAGTCTTGTAGGAGTAGCTACTGCTTTAGTTCTTTCTGGTATTGAACAAAATGCTTGGGCTAAGGCTTATGGTAGATTGTACAATGAAGGCTTAAGAGAAACTGTTACAGACAGTTTCATACTGTATGACAAAGATACAGTTTCAGGGCATGAAAGAGGATTCTATAAAAATCCTGAAGATGATGATTTACAATGGTTAGGAGAATGTGGTAACTTTTGGTTTGAGTCTTCGGTAAATATGGGATTAAGACATGGAGCATCAGATAATACTCCTGATTTTTTAAATGCTCCTGGAGCTGGAGAACCTGGTACTAGTCTAGTAGAATGGGAATGGGAGAATTATGGAATTAGATCTGTAGGTTCAGGAACAAAAGATGTATTACCTACAAATACTTTAGATACACACATGGTTGAAAAACTTTCTAGCTTTGACATAGAGAGAGAAAGTTTGAGAAGTTATTTAGGTATACCTGCTGCAGAAATGTATCTTTTAAATCCTGATTACACTAGAAGAAACAAACAAAAGTCTTTTTTCCATTTAGGATTAGAATATGATTGTTGTACAGATTGTGTTGAAAGTTTTCCTCATAGATTTCACTGGTCAGAACAAGCTTTTCAAGAAGAGCTTACTGATAACTTTAGAATGTTTTTACCTAATAACTACAAAGACCTTGAAGGAGAAACAGGAAGAATCACAGACATATTTAGAATTCAGAATGCTCTTTATGTACACACTGAAGAAGGTTTGTGGCAATGCCCTCAAACTTTTCAAGAAAGGGTAACTTCTGATATTATTTCCTTTATAGGTACAGGAGAATATTTCTCTGTTCCTCCTAGAAAGATTGTAGATGATAATAACTCTTCTGCAGGTAATAAACATAAATGGGCTAGACTTAAAACTAAGTATGGAATTTTATTTCCTTCTTACAAAGAAAAGAAATGGTATTTATTTGATGGTCAGCAGTTAAATCCTATTTCTGATAGAGGAAACTATTCTTGGTTTTTACAAAATATGGATTTTAAAATCTTAGATCAATACTATAGTGCTAACCTTAAAGAGTATCCTTTTAATAACAATCCTTCTAATCACATAGGTATAGGTTATTTATCTACTTATGATACTGCTAAAGAAAGATTAATTATTACTAAAAAAGATTTTGAGATAACTAATCTTCCTACTTCAGATTTTGAAATTTGTAGTGATGGGAGTACTGTTACTATCTTTAATGATATTAGTCAAACTATAGCTGACAGAGTAGATGATGGTTGGACTTATGTGGGAATAGAAGATTGTAGACTTAAGTTTATTAAACCTACTTCTTCTATCCAAGAAGTTGAAAGAGAAGTAGTTGTTTATGTTGAACCAACAGTTACTACAAGTTACTTAGATTCTGAATGTGATAATGTAATTTCTATAACTATTCCTTTTTCAGTAGAGTTTCCTTTACTTTATCCAGTTGTTTCTGCTGGTGTACAAATAACAAATTGTAGAAATGAAATAGAATTTACATCTCAATACTTTTTTGTAACTCCAGAGTCTAATTCATTTGTTTTAACTCTTTATGTAAATGATTGTGTTAATTTAGGAGAAGATAATGCTAATGTAATAAGTGGTCTTAGTTATAGTACAGGAGTTACACAGGATGGTCCCATAGTAATTACTTACTATGATGTAACTTGTGATCTTATCCCAGTTCTTACTAATGTTCCTGGGTATTACACTTTGTCTACTATAACAGTAGAGGTTGAAGTATTTGAAGACCTTGTAGAATATGAAGAAGGAGAAGAGTTTTCTTTTAACTCTGAAAATGTAATTGACCACAGTTGGACTATGTCTTATTCTCTTAAAAGACAAGAATGGAGAAGTTGGCATCCTTACCTTCCTCATTTTTACTTACAAGTACAAAACAGATTCTATTCTTGGAAAAATGGATTGACTCATTTATATAAACATAACATTGAAGGTAGTTATCAAACTTTTTATAATATTCGTTATCCTTTTATTGTAGAGTTTGTAGATAATCCTAATCCTTTACTTAATAAAGTATGGAATAGTGTATTGTTCCAAAGTGAGGCTAAAAGATTTGACAGTTCAGAACAAGAATATTTTGATGTTAAAGATGTTACTTTTAATAAAGCCATTCTTTATAATACCCATCAAACTACAGGAATGATAGACTTAACTCTTAAAGCAAACTCAAGTGTAAACTATTTAATGGATCAGACTAAGAACAGTGTTACAGGTTCTGTACCTTTAGATAGAAATGAAAGAGATTGGACTTTTAATGCTTTCAGAGATTTAAGAGATAACTATAATGTACCTATGTTTATTAAAGATCCTACTCAATTACAGAGTAATTATTACATAGATAAGATTGTAAATCCTGCTGCCATAGACCTTAATAAAGACTGGGCTGAACAAGAGAGTTTCAGAGATAAGTTTTTGGTTGTAAGGTTAATATTTGATACATTTGCTGATAAAAAACTTACTTTTAATTTTTCAGCTCTTGATAAAAACATATCTGAAAGATAAAGCTTAACCTTTAATAAACTAAAGTAAGACATTAAAATCTAAAAATTAATACAAAAGGAACTATGAAATCAAAAATGAATTTCAGAAAAAAATATGCTGCTGGTACTAATTTAGGTGGTATGGGAACTCCTGGTCAAATAACTTCTCCTAATGAGACTTTAAATGATTACAACATTATGTTAGCTAAAGCTAGTTCTGAAGCTATGAGTAATCCTTGGTTACCTGTAGTATCTCTTATTGGAGGTCTTGCTCAACAAACTGTAGGAGGTCTTGCAGGTAAATTAGGTAAAAAATCTAATAGTAATACTCCTAATAGTACTAATACTAATGATATTAATGCTTCTTTAGGGGTAGGTGTTCAAGCTGCTATGGGTATGAATAATGTTCAACAAAATGTAGAAGTTGAAGGGGGAGAAATGTATGAAACACCACAAGGACAAGTAGGAGAATTTCAAGGGCCTACCCATGAAGAAGGAGGTATTCCATTAGAAGTAGGACAAGATGTAGAAGAAGGAACTAAAGTGTATTCTGATAGACTTAAAATAGGGAAGAAAACTCTTGCTGAAAGAAAAGCTACAAGAGAAAGACAAAAAGCTAATCTTGAAAAACAAGCTACTCAACCTAATATAGACCAAGCTCTTAAGAATGCACTTCAAAGAAAGATGGCAGCTCTTCAACAAGAAGAAGACATGGATTTACAATTCCAAGGTCAGGTTGATGAAATGCAACAAATGGCAGATATGGCAGTACAAGCTTTTGCTTATGGTACAAGCATGGAAGGTATTCAAGATAACTCTATAGAAGAGTCTATGAGATATGGTTATGGTACAAATGCAGAAGGAATTAAAAAATATAGCACTGGAACTACTATTAATGGTATTCAGTATGATAAAAATGGTAATCCTATTATAGGTTTTGTAGATGGTTTTGGGATGAATGTAGATCAAACAGAACAAAATTTGCAACCTCTACAAGCAGGCTCTAATTTTAAATTTGAGACTGTAGATATGCCTACTTTAGATTTAAAAGTGCCTAATGTTGCAAAAGATGCTTTAAACTCTTCAAAATTTAAAGACTCTTTTGCTTTAAAAAGTGCAGGAGATGCTTGGGCAAATAAAAAAGAAAATCAATTACCTACAGGAGTCATAGACCCTTCTGTACCTGACAGTATAGATTATCAATCAGAAAATTTCCCTAATTTTAACAAAGGGGTCACTAGCCAAGAAGAACAAAGACCTAGTAAATTTAATACAATCTTATCAAAGTTAGGAGAGAGCACTCCTGGTATAGGGGACTTGACCAAACTTGCAGGTAACTATATGGGAATGACTGCAGGAACAAAAACTGCTTATGAGCAAAGAGCTTCTGATGTTACTCAGAAAAATACTTTTGCTAATGCAGGTAAAAAAGCTCAAGAATTGTATGACCAAGCTTTAAAAAATCTTGAAGGACAAAAAGCCCAAGCTTTACTTAAAAGTACTACTCAACAAAGAACTGCTCAAAGATCAGGTAGAAATAGTGCTAGAGGTATTAATCAAGTGAGAGCTATTGATTGGTTATATAATAGTGCTGCAACTACTGCAGCTAATGATATTGTAAATAATACTCAAGGACAGATTGCTCAGATATTCCAAGCAAAAGCAGGGGCTTCTATGAATGCAGATCAAATGGTAGGTACTGGAGAATACCAAGCTAATATGGCTAACATGGCTAGTAAAGATGCCTTCTATACTGCATTAGGTCAAGGAAGGAAAGATTTTGCTACAGGTCTGCAACAGACAGGTAAAGATCTTAATGATATGAAAGAGAATAAGATTATACAAAATCTTATGAAAAACTATGGTAAATGGGTTGGTGCAAGTAATACTGGGGAATTAATGAACAAAGCTGGTATTACTCAAGACTCTAAGACAAAACAATATAAAGATGCTAGTGGTAAAATACTAACTGAAGAAGAAGTACAAGCTGTATTATTAAAAGTAAAATAATAAATCATGGGACAATTTTATAAAGGAACAGAAGCTACATTTATTGATGATGCAATGTTTAAACTTCCTTATGAATTAATGGGAGTTGTCATTGACAAAAAAGATAAAGCTATAGATGATACTATTGGGCAATACCAAGGGTATTTAGATAAGCTAAAAGCTGATGTTTTAGAACAAGACTCTCCTGAATTAAGAGCCACTATAAAACAGTATCAAGATAAAATTGATACTGCTGTGCAAGGCATTATGGCAAACCCTATGGACTATCAAAAGTTTACTCCAGGTATAACTACTCTTGCAAGAGATATATCAAACACTTGGAGTTCTACAGGTAAAGTAGGAACTATGGAAGCTAATAAGAAAAAGGTTCTAGCTGAGTATGAAGCTATTGATAAACTCCATGAAAAAGATCCTAAAGCTTATGATGCTAATTATGTGACCTTAGAAAAACAAAAAATACTTTCTAAGTACAAAGGAGTTCAGTGGAATGAAGAAAAACAGAAAGCTGAAGGCACTCCTGATATAGCATCTTCTTACTATGGTTTAGAGGTAGATGAGAAATGGTTAGCACACATGAAAGCTACAGGAGTAGAGACAGTACAAGATACACCAGGAGGACCATGGGTATATAGACACAAAGATTCTAGAAAAACTTTAACTCCTTCAGAAATCCAAAATGCTTATATTACTTATGCTCAAACAGATACAGCAGCTCAAGCTGCTTTAGAAAGAAGAAAATCATTAGGAGATCCTGACTTTCAAGATGTAGGATTGAATTCTATTTATATGAAAGTTCCACAACTTGATGCACAAGGTAAGGGAGTTTATGAAAATGGGGAATTAAAAACTAAAACAGTTCTAAACCCTAATAACTTTTGGGCTAAAAGAATGTCTTTAGCATCTCAAGTTTACAAACAAAATGATACTAGTGTTGAAGATACTCTTTCTAATAATGAAGGGTACTGGAAACAATGGCAAAGAGGAAATGAATTAGAAGATAAAGCTAAAGAAAACATAACTGCAGAGACTGTAGATAGCACTCTTATTACTGCTAGAGATGCAACTGTTAAAGCTTTAGGAAGTAGTTGGACTGCTTCTACTCAAAAGGTAAATTCTACTGTAACTAATGCTTTAGAGATTGCAAAACAGTTAAAAATAACTGGGCCAGAATCTTTGAAACAAATAAAAAATGGTAACTTTACTGCTTTAAGAAAAGCTGGAGCTAATAAAGACGGAATGTCTGCAACTATAGATCAATTAGAGAAATCCTATAAAAGAGCAAATGCAGAAAAGCAACTTACTAATGCAAGTATTCAGGCTTTTAAAGCAACTCTACCTGCTAACTTACAAAAGGTAATGGATAAACCAGGTTGGGATAATGATAAAGCTCTTTCAGATGCTTATTCACTTTACACTGAAAAAGCAAAAGCTGAAGGAAGATTTAATCAAAACAATGAAGAACTTCAGGTTACAAGTATGAATGGTATGGACATGGATAAAAATACTAAAGAATCTTTTAAAAAGGTTATAGTAGATGACATGGACAAGTTCCAATTCAAATTAGATGAAAGTAAAATTTATGAATCTGCTAGTGGAACTAAATTAGTATTTAGTAAAGACCCATCTAAGATAGGGAAAACAGGAACATATCAAGGACAAAATGTTACTTTTGTAAAGAATACAGGAATACACTCTTTATCAGAGTTGCAACAATTAGGGATTGTTTCTAAAGCAGTTGCTACAGTAAAAAGTGGAACAACAGCTAAACCTGTAGTTAAATACAGTTTCTTTGAAAATGGAAAAGAAGTAGGAATGGATGTAGCTGAAGATACTTTTGGAGTAGTTAAAAACTTAGATAATAGTGGACAAGCTAATATGGGAGTTCATATTCAAATGGGTAAGAATACTTTAAGAGCAACTTTAGGAGTTAATCAAATAACAAGTCCTCAAGTACAAAATTGGTTTGCAGCTAATGATGATAATCTTTATTTAGAAAATCAAAGAACTAAAACTAACTGGGGAGTTATTGATATGACTAAAAAGGATGGTGGACAAGTTTACAGAGCTAACAAAGGAAAGTATTCTATTAATGGAGTAGAAAGAACAGATGCTGCAAGTATTAAAATAATTCAGCAAGCTGTAATGGGATTATAATAAAACTAAAAAGAAAGTAAAATGACATTTCCATCAAGAAAAATTTTAACTAGATTTCAACAAATCCAACAGGAGGAAGCTAACAAAGATAAAGGTATCTCTTCTGCTACAGGTCAAGGACTAAGTTTTGATGAAATCAGATCTGTAGATACTTCTTTAAATAATAAAGATATTAGTACTATTTCTAAGTTTGTAGATAAAGGAGAAAGAGACTTAAGGGAATTCAATGCTTCTGAAGCAAGAAAAGAAATGGAGAAGCATGCTAAACAGCAAGCTATTGAAGGAGATAAACTTTACTCTACTTATGCCCAGCAAACTTCTTCTGAAGAAGCTATGTCTTTAATGGATGATAATAATAAGATAAAAAATCTTGAAGAAAAAAGTTGGGCTACTGCTTATAGTAGAAATGCTAAATTTTATGATGACAGTAAACCTTGGTATGAAAGTGTCAATGTAGCTGCACCTATTATAAAAGCAGCAGGTTTTCTTAGTGAAATTGCTAATGATTTATTTTCTGATAAAAAGATAGGTCTTTCTAAAAAAGAAACTCAAGAGTTAGCTAAGTTAAAAGAGCAGACTAGAGTAAAACTACAACCTACTTTAGACATTCTTAAAACACAGTATGACACTGAAAAGAAAAGACTTCAAGATTTAAAACTTAAAGCTCATATAGAATTAGGTAAAAAAACAGGAGGGGGTGCTTATACAGGCAATATTACTACTGATGAAATAGATGACTTAACTACAGCTATTGCTAAATATGACAAATTAGGTACTCAGTTAACTGATTATCAATCTGGTAAAGCTGGATTTTGGGATGGACTTGGTACACAAAAAGAAGATCTACTTACACTAGGTCTTTATTCATTAGGAGAAAATTTACATGTTGCTAGAATAAAAGATAAATCAGATAGAATTGAAAAAGATAAAGTAGCAAATTCTAAAAATCCTAGTTATGTACCTAAAGAAAAACTGACTCCTTCTGAGTATGCTGTCTTAGAATCTGAAGGGTATACACAAGAGTTAGAAAGCAAAAATTTATTTGAAGGTAAGTTAGGATATACTTGGGGAGCTGGAGTTGGACAGTCTTTAGTTATGCTAGAGCAAACTGCAGCTACAGGAGGTTTTGGTGCTGCTGTTGAAAAAACTGTTGCTGAAAGTATTCTTTCAGGAAGTATGAACACTACTTTAAGAGAAGCTTGGCAACAAGGTGGTACTAAACTTATGTTATCTACTTTAGGAGCTAAAAGTGCTGGAGGTATAGCTAATGTTGCAGGTACTTCTGCTATAAGTCCTGGTGCTGCTAGTATGGCAGCTAAACATCATATTGGTAATATTGAATTTGTCACTGATGAAAAAGGTAAAAAGAAACTATTAGTTGGGGAAGAAAGATACAACTATTACAAAAAAGACTTTGACAAAAGGGTAGACTTAGTAGGGTATGAAATTGAAAACCTTGAGAAAAAACAAAAAAGAACTGAAGCAGAAGAGCAAAAACTTCAAGGTTTAAAAGATGGATTAGAAAATTTAAAAGAAGAATTTGATACTTTATACAAACCTGAAAGCTGGGCTGAGTCAGGATGGTATGGTTTTACTGAAACTGCAAAAGAAAACTTTTCTGAAAAGTATGTTGGTGATGCTTTGCCAGGGGTGGCTAATAATATGCTTACTAGAAGAATTGCTAAAACTCAAGTAGGAGGAAAAATTGCAAAAGGAGCTACAGAGTTAGGAGAGAAGTTTTCTCAGTCTACAGCAGGAAAAGTTATTACAGCTCCTCTTAAAGGATATAATGCTGCAAGAAATGTAGTAAACAACTTGGCTTTAGGTAAGTTATCTAATGAAGCTATTGCTCATACAGGACAAGCTAGTCTTATTAGCAGTTTACCTGGAGAAATAGCTGAAGAGGTATGGAATCAATTTATGCCAACTTATAAACAAGATTATGCTGAGCAATTAGAAGAACTAAAGAATGCTTCTTTCTATAGAGATGTAGTTGCTCAAACTCTTATTATGGGTGGAGGTTTTGCTGGAGTAGGTATGGCTATGAGAGGCAGAAATTATCTTAGTGATAAAGCTAGATTGAAAGAAATGTATAAGAGTTTAGATGCTTCAATAACTGATGATGATGTAGCACAAAGCATTCTTATGAATACAGGAGGTACTTTGTACAGTCCTTTAGATTATGACCACAAAATAATGCAGTTAAGAAAACAAAATACTGCAGAGTCTCATAACCAAGCTAATAAAATGGAGCAAAACAAGTTTACAAACTTGGCTGCTATGGCTATTAGAACAGGTACAGTTGACAACTTTAAAAAGAGTTTAGAAGGAATTCTAAGTAAGAAAGATGTTAGTGATCAAACTAAACAGAATGTTGCTTTAGCTCAAGGTAGAATTGATAGTCTTATGGAAGTTTATGACAAACATTCTGAGAAAGATAACTTTGCAACTATCTTTGACCTATCTGAAAGAAAACTTGCTAATGAGCAAACAGTAGGTTTAATTAATGAAAACCTAGCTAAACAAAAAGAAGGGGCTAAAGAAGAAGTTGATGCTTTTTTATTAAGAAATAACATGTCTGTAGACTATGATATAGATCATTTACTAGATGCTGATTATAATGACCAAGGAAATAATCCAGAGTATGTTAGTTTTATTGAAGCTCTTAACAAAGAAAACTTAACTAGAGTTCAAACTTATGGGGCATTGCTTGTTGAAAAAGCTGGTTTTCAAATGGATAATGTAAATTTATTGAAAGAAATAAATGATCAAACTAGTCCATTGTATGAAGAAAGAGTTAAAATAAAACAAGGTATTAACCAAGTTTATGAAAAGACTTTAGAGAAATATCAAAAATCTATTTTGACTTCTGACAAAGCTGAATTCAATTACAACAATGAGTTGCAAGAGTCTCCAGAATTAGCTGAAGAAGTTATGGCTAAAGTCAAAGAGCAATACAAAGGAAGAGTTGATGCAGAGTTTTTTGATGAGGTATTACAAAAAAGAAAAGATGTTCTTGAGATTAAAGAATTAAGAAAACAACAACAACTTCAACAAGATAACTTAAAAAAATTACTTGCTGGTAGAGAGGCTAAAACTCAACCTTTTAATCCGGAGACAGGAGAAGAAAATATACCTGCTATAATTCCTCCTGGCACTACGGTTACTGTGGTAGATGATATTGCTGAAAATGAACATCAAAACTTTGTTGAAGAGTCTGTTAATGCTTTGACAGATGTTTTTCCAGTAGATGCTAATACTCCTATTGTGGCTCCAAATGCTATAGAGACTCCTGATGCAATTATTATAGATGACTCAGAATTTGATTTGTCTTTGACTAATTATACTCCAGAGCAAAGTGCTGCAGCTAAAGCTTTTACTCAAGATGCTATAGAAAGAATTGAAACTAGGTTAGGAAGAAAACCTACCTTTAGAGAATTTATTGAGCAAACTTATAAGTATGCTTCTAACAAAGAAGCTATTAAATCTTTATTCCCTCACATGATTAAAGGGTGGGAAGATAATGGTTATGCCAAAGAGAATTATTGGGATGTGTACAATGACTTATTCAATCCTTTTGAAAATGCTGTTACTGAATACTTAAAAGGTATGCAGAATATTTTTGAGATAGAAATGCCTGTAGAAGAAAAAGACATTTATTCTGAATTTGAAGAAAAACAAGCAGAAGTTGAAAAGCAAGTAGTGGCTAAAACTACTTCTGTTGTGACTTATGATGAAGAGAATATGGCAGTAGTAACTGTAGCTCAAACTGAACAAGAGATAAGAAACAACTTAGCAATTACTCCTAAGATGGGATATACTGCTTTAGGGTCTATAACCTCTGTAGATGAAGCTGGCAACATTACTAAAAGACCTGCAGGTACTGAATTGACTTATCAAGAAGGAGATGTAGTAGACTCTAGAGATTTACTAGACCCAAATAAATTTCCAACAGGAACTAAAGTCTCTGTAGAAATTGGGGATGAATCTTTATGGAACAAAGTCATTGCCACTAATGGTAGAAATGAAAAAGGAGAATTACAGTTTACTACTTTTGATAAGTGGGTAAAAGAAAGACAAGACAAAGATCCTAACTTTAGAAATACTCAGGAGTTCATAGATAAAGTTCCTATGTTTTATGTTGATAAGACAGGAAAAAGAATAGCTTATGTACAAGAAGTAGATAAGTTTGATGCTTACTCTGTGCCTAATCCAAAGGGAAGCTCTAAGAATCCACAGAAAGCTGCTCAAGATCTTGCATGGTCTAACCAAATACAAAGAGCCAAAGACAATGCCAGAGATTTGAGAAATAACATTAATGCAGGTTTAAAAGAAGTGTCTATCACTAAGAGTGAAGATGGCCCTTTTAATAAGTTGCCTTTGACTATGACTAAAATTTCTGTAAAAGAAGCTAACCCTCAAGCTGTATTAGTAGTACAAAGAGGTACAGATTTGCACATAGGTTTTAGTAAAAAATTCCCAGGCAAAGTAATTGATAGACAATTATTTAATGCTGGAGAAGGAGGCACTAATGGTAACACTTGGGCAATGTGTCAAATAGGTACTATTAGAAATGATAAAGGAGAAGTAGTACCACAATACAGAGCATATCCTCTTTTAAGAGAAGTACCTGATGTTCAAGTTGAAACTGCTAGATGGGCTCTAGCTGCTCACATGACTTTATCAGGAATGACTGATAAGATAAAAGACACAGAGTTTGACATGACAAGAGAGGATGCAGAAAGAATCCAAGCACAAATAAATAAACACATGGGATTCAATATTGAATCTCACTTAGAAGCTGTTTCTTTTATCAAAACTTTCTTTCAGACTTATTCTCAAGGGGATAAGATTAGTTCTTATGTAGATACTTTATTTAATAGAGAAGAAGCACCTAACTTAAGACAGCACACTAATCTTAAATTATTAGATACTTCTCATAAAATTGTAGAGATCCAAAATGGTAAAGTGACTTCTACAGATAAGACTTATAAAGAGTACTTAATGGAAAACTTAACTACTAACATTAAATCTTTAAATGTTGGTACTGAAGAAAAACCTATATATGCTACTAACATTCATCCTACTATTACTATTGACTATGTACCTTTAGTAGAAAATCCTGGTACTCAACAAGTTCAAGAAAAGCAAGCAGAAACTACACAGTTAGCAGAAACTATAAAACAAGAAACTACTATAGACATTGCTCAGCATGAGAAATTTTTAGAGGGGTTGAATATTAGTTTAGATGATTTTGAAGTAAGTGATGATATGATTGCCGGGACTGATAAGTTGGCTAACTTATTTAAAACAACTGGTAACTTAAACATTCTTCAAGAAAAAGCTATAAGACAATTTATTGTTCACAGCATTGGGGAAAAAGTAAGTATGGAGTACAAGTCTAATGTTTTAAAAGCAGTACTTAAAGATGCTGTTAAAAAAGAACTAGGAGAAGTGCTAGTCAACTTAAATAGTCAAATAAAGGATTTACTTGCTCAAGTGAATAATACTTCTTCTACAGACCCTAAAGTGGCTTTGTTGAAAGAAGCTTACACTACTACTTTACAAAACATTAAAGACATCAATTCTAATTTTACTGATTTGTTTGACAAGTCTTTTGCTGATATTCAAAAGCAAACTCAACTTGTAGAAAAAGAAAAAGAAGTTGAGAATGAAAATGACAGTGAAGAAACTTTAAGTGTAAAAGATTATAATAAAGAATCTATTGAAGAGTCTGGGAAATCTAAAGCTTCTTATAGACTTAGAAGATTTTTACATAAAATCAATAAGTATAATACTAAAGGAGTAGCTCAAACTACTTATTTAGGGTTGCCTTCTTATATGACATTCAATGATGTGTATAATGAATTAAGCAAAGTTTTAAGTATGGGTTCTGAATTAGAGTCTGACTATAGTAAACTTATTGAAAAATTAAAACAAAGTGAGGCTCCTTTTGTCAAAGAAATTGTTGCTAAATTAGAGAATGCAGATCAACAAATTAAAAATGAGTTTGTTTACAATTTTGTAAGACACACTCTTTCTTCTAAGTTTGGTATGTATGAGAATGTTAATGGAGAAACCACTCTTAAGATGTACAATACTAATGCCAATGAAGCAAATAGAATTGTAACTAACAAGTGGAAAAATGACAATATGGTTTCAGGTCTTTACAATAAGAATGGAACTGTAAATGTTACTTTTGCAGAAAAATTGATAACAGAGTTTGAGTCTTGGGATAAAGATTATACAAAAGTTGACCAAAAAGATTTGAGAGGTTGGTTAGGTAAGTTAGGTATAACTTTTCAAGATGCTGCTTGGAATCAAATTTATGAAAAAGGTATTTACAATTCTCAAAGAGAGACTCCTTTCAAAGATTTGTATACTGTAGAAGGGGGTGGGTTATTCATTCCTATAGTTAAGTTTTTAACTCAAGCTAAAAACAATCCAGAGAAAATGAAGTTTGATATTAACTCAAACATTTTCTCTGACTTAGGTGGAGTTACTAAAGCTTTAACTTTAGTTGAAACTAAGTATAACCCTAATCTTATTGCTTTATCTTTTAGAGATACAGGGAAAAACATTTCTACTCTTGTACCTACAAAGTACATAACAGATATGGTTGAGAACTTAAAAAGAGCTGTAGGAGATGATTCTAATACATTGATTCAAGACTTAAAAGCTTTGTCTTTCTCTGAAGACTCTGTTATATTAGATTTACTTGAAAATGTACCTGCATTCAAAAGTTTATTTAAAGTTCATCATGTAGGATTGACTTCTATTAAAGAAAGAGGAGAGAACCCTAACAAAGCAGGTATTACAGACTTAAGTGATATTGATTTTGACATGAATGCTTTGGCAGGATTTCAAGATAGAAAAGTAGATAAACTTCCTCCAGGAACTAAGATTGAAGGCATCAATATGAGAATGGCACACATGCTATCTCCAACTATGTCTGATAAGAGTACTGGTCTTTATATAGAAACTGCTGTCTTTGATTTTATGAAAGACAAATCTCTTTTATTCAATGTAGAAGAGGATGGTTCTGTAACTGGATTTAAGATTGCTCTTAAAGAATTGTTGTTTGAAAAACTAGTACTTCCTGAGTTAAAAAGAATTGTAAAATTCCATAGAACTGTAGGAGGAACTAACATTAAGAATTATGATAATGGAGCACAATTATTTCATTTGTTGCCTGTTATGAATACTTTAAAAGCTGAAGATGGGACTAGGATTCTAGAAAAATTAGCTGACCCTGTGTTAAATTATAGCATAGAAGAAGCTATGGAAGAATTTGGACCTATCTTTCAAAATGCTATTGAAGATGTAGTTAATCAAGAAGTTGCTCACAAAAAACAATCTTGGGCCCCATATACAGAAACTGTAAATGGTAAGACTACATCTAAACTTTTTGATAAAACTTATTTTACTGAGGGGGATATTAAAAGAGATCCTAGTGTAGACCATGACTTAGCAATCATTGACTTTGTTTTAAATAACATGCTTTTCAATGCTGAGATGTTTAAAGTATTTGCAGGAGATGTTGCTAACTACAGTCAAGACAAAGTATATACTGAAGAAAGAGAAAACAGAGAAACTGGCAAAAAAGAAAATCAAAGAGTTGCTCCTTGGGAAATCAAGAGTGATGAAGCCTACATTTCAATCAATAAACAAATTGGAACTAATCTTGGTAAGAGGTTAGCTTTACTTATTGCTCCGGGTAACAAAGTGGCTAACTCAAGAAATGAAAGTTACAATCAAATCTTTTTAGAGGATTCTGTAGACATTACAGAAAATGCTAGCTATTTGATTAAAAACTATTATGGAGAAGAAGCTTTAACAAAAGCTACACCTACTCTTGACAAATACAATGAAGCAGCTAGGTTATTAGATAAACACCAACAAGGTGCTATCACTTTGGCTCCAGAGGTTTACACTGAAGTTGTAAATACTATGAAAGAAGCAAGAGACAAACTGTCAAAAGACTTTGCTGACTTGTCTGCATACTTTGATATTGAGTCTACTGATGCACAAGAGTATTCAACTGCTGCAGAACATATTTCTTTATTACACAGAATGGGAAGACTTACTGATAAAGAAAAAGCTACTATTAGTGCTAAATTAGACAAAGGAGAAATCCTAACTAAAGAAGAGTTAAATGTAGTTTTCCAACCTATTAAACCTGTTCACACAGGGACTTATATCAATAAAGATATGGATGTGAACAGAGTAGTTTACATTAAATCTTCAGCTTTTCCTCTGTTACCTCAGCTTACTGCAGGTACTAAATTAGAAGGACTGAGAAATAAGATGGAAGAACTAGAAAAATCTACAGGTAGATTCACTAGAGCTTCTTTTCAAACTGCTAACAAGGTAGGTGCTACTAAGAAGACAATCAATCCTTTTGATGTAAATTCTCTTTTAGATATAAGAGAGTATTCAGAGACTGATGTAAACAGTAGTGTTCTAACTCTTAAAAGAGATAACTTTAGAATACAACAAGATGTACCTTTCAAATCTGATAAAGCTCAAGATGACAAAGTATCTATGGGAACTCAGTTTTTCAAACTTCTTTTTGGAGATGGAGTAATTGAAGAATATAAAGAAGAAGAAAGAGATAAATATGCTACTTTTTCTTTAGATGGAAAAATGGTTACTGGTAAAGAATTGTATCAACACTACAATAAAGCTTTTAAGGATATAGTTGACAGTAAAAAGAAAACTTTATTTAATGAGTTAGGTTTAGATAATAATGGAAATGTAGTAGATCAAAATCAGTTTATGGTTAAGCTACAAGACCTTTTAATCAAAGAAGCTACTAGTAGAGGTTACAGTCTTAAGTCTTTAGCAGGACTAAAGATAGAGCAGTTACAAGCTAAAGCTGGTATTTACTATGAATTTAAAACTCCATTGTGGTTGTCTTCTGATAGTAACAGATATGAATCATTATTGAATGCTATCATTACTAACAGAATAATGAAACACAAAATGCCTGGTAACAGCTTTGTAGCTGGTTCTGAATCAGGGTTTAAATTCAAAGAAAGTTTAGAAGGTATTGAACAATCAAGAATTATTTTTTTTGATAATTGGAATGGTAAAGAATTACAAGGAACTCACACCACTGAAGTAAATGGCAAGACTGTTTTAAACAAAGCTCAAGTTTTTGTCCCTTCTAAATTTAAAGGTCCGGATAAGAAGTTAATTGATTTGTTTGAAGGGTTTAATGGTAAAGAGGGTAAATATATTACTAGAAGAGAAAATGGTACTTTAGGTTTAAAGCCAGGTATGATAGATCCTACTTTATTCAATAGTTTTACTTTTAGAACTCCTACTTCTTCCCATGTATCTGGGTCTAGTGTAGAAATTGCAGGTATTTTGCCTCCTGAATCTGGAGATTTAATGATAGTACCTAAAAACTTTACTAAGCAAAAAGGTCTTGATTATGATATTGATAAAGAATCCGCTTACCAATTAAATCATATTGTAGATGCTGATGGTAAAATTAAACCTCTTACTAAAGAGTATGCTGAAGCTAAGATACAAGAGTTAAAAGATAAAATTGAAAAGGCTAATTTTAATAATCTTACAGCTTCAGCAAAAAGTAATTTTGCTCAAGAGTTATTTAAAAGCTTTGTTCAAGGAACAGGAAGTCTATTAGATGAAGAGTCTTTAGAAACTTTACTGCTTCCTCAAATTAGTCTTGTAGAAAAACTGACTAAAGTAGAAGCAGAGTTATCAAGAAAAATAGCTGAAAATGAGTTCATTAAGTGTCACTTAGCTGTGTTTAACAATCCTGATACTGCTATTCAAAGTAAAATTAACAAGGTACTTTCCATAAAATTTGCTGGAAAACAAGCTGATTTGATTGAAGAATTAACTGCTGCAGGAGAAAAAAACCAAGCTGTAGAAAAGATTAAAGCAGAGAATCCAGGTATGTCTTCTACAGAAGCAAACAAAAGATATGCTAAGACTGTCTTAAACTTTACTATGTTGACTAATACTTACCAAAAATCTAAAATGAATTTAGGTTCTATTGGTAAGACTGCTATTGGAGTGTATGCAAACTACACTACTTTTAATGGATTATTACAACAAAATATTTCAGGTAAAGAAGTGTACATAATGGATGAGAATGGAGATCCAAAAACTATAACTATTGGAGGCTTTGTTTCTAATGGTACATTAGGAGTTGGAAAAACTCTCTCTCCAACAAGTAATGCTAACACTTGGGCAACTAAACACCAAAGAACTACTGCTGAGGTATTTGCTGAAAAAGAAAATACTGCAACAGATAATGAAAAAGAGCAAATCTTAGGTAGAGTTGGTGTTAATGAAGACACTATCAATGTAGATGCTTATTTGTCTTTGTTAGGTTTTGATAGAGATGAACTAGGAAATTCTATTTCTTACATGCTTCTTTCTCAGCCTGCAATTAGAGAGTTAGTTTCTATAAGAAAGACTAGTAAAGGTATCTTAAAAGACTTCACTAAAAAAGAAGAGTTGCTTAGAAATCTAATTGAAAAAGTTTCTGAAGGCAATGTTACTTATAAAGAAGTAAAACCAGGCAAGTTTGAATTTGTGAGTAAAGAAACTGGAGAAATTGTGATTCCAGAAGGAAGCTTATTGACAGGTCAAAACTTAATGGAAGGTATTAAATATGGAGGGTCAGATCCAAAAGTTCAAGCTCATGCTTTAATTTCTTATATACAATTAGAAAAAGAAGCTAGAACTTTATCTACTCTTCAAAAAACTATCAATGCAAATAACTTAGGTAAGTCAATGATTGAGTCTCAGTTAAAACTAGAGGCTTTGAAAAGCTTACCTGATAATGGTGTAGTTAAAAATGTAGAGTCTTTAATTGGAGAGTTTAATACTGAAGCAGGAACAGGTGGTTTTTGGATGGGTAAATATTATGTTACTCCAACTACTCCTCAAGGGCAAATTGTAATTAATGGTCTTCAGTTAGGTAACACTCTTTACAAAGACTTCTTCCCTTATCAAGAAAAAGCTATTGTAGAAGTAGTAAAAGAGATTCTTGCAATACAAGGTAAAGAAGAAGTTTCAGACAGTGTGATCATTGAAAACTTTGAAGATATAGTAGAAAGCATTAAAAGATACATCTACTCAAGACAAGGAAACAATGTGTTTGAAATGGACCCAAGATTCAAAAGGTTTGAGTTATTCAAAGACACTGAAACAAACACCTCATTATCTACTTATCTTAAGAGTTTGGCTGACAGTAAAGATGTAGCATTTGGTAAAGGTTTAAGAGTTGTTTCTCAAAATGCTTTACTAAGAAGCTTTACTTATGAAAGTGCTTTGAGTGAAGAGGATTACTCTGTGATTAAGTATAACAATGCTGCTACAGATAACTTGGATGAAGAAGAATTGTACAACTCTATCCCAGAACTTATCCTTATGGATAAACCTCTGCCACCTAAAAATGGACAACCTTATTCTACTAAGCAATTAGCAGAAGATTTAGTAGCATACTCTTTCTTACAAGGAGGAGTTCAAAAAGCTACTGAGTTTGTGAAGTATGTTCCTGTAGAATACTTAGAAACAGTAGGAGCTTATGAGACAGTTAAGTCTTTTGAGAATGGAGAGTTAGTTGAGAAAAGTGTTTTTGTACCTGCAAATAGAAAACTACAAGGTTTCAATTCTAAGAAAAACTCTAGCATTGATATCTTTGGAGTAGCTTTAGGTGTTGAGTCTTCTCAAGTAGGAAAGGGTCCTAGTATGTTTACTAGACAGTATTTCCAACACAACCCAAGTAAAGCTCCTAAAATGTCTTCTAAAGGTAAAAAATCAGAAGAGAATGGCTTACTCTCTTATGTGAGTGAGACTGGCAAAAGTCCTGCTTTTATTTCAGTTAAGAATAAAAAAGGAGAAGGCCAAAGATATTCTCTCTATGAAAATGTAGGAAATGGAGTGTACCAAAAAATAGACACTTTAGGTAATAAAGGAGTTAATGAATATGAGTATAGAAATGCTAATGTGATTTCTATGAATTCAACTACAATACCTACTACTCCTAAAGTTGAAAATAAGGTTGAGACTGCAGATTCAGGATTGCCATTTAATATCTTAGAAGGTAAAACTACTGTAAAAGAGGTTGCTACAGCTATTTCAGAAGCTTTGTTATCTCCGGAGTATGCTCATTTAGCTACTGCTGCTAAGTGGTTATTACCTGTAATCAAGAATGGTGGTCAAAAAGTAATCTTAGATAAAAACTTACCTGCTGCAGGTAGAGCAGGCAGAGAGTCTTTAGCTATAACTCTTAACCCTAAATACACAACAGAGACTTCTGCTGACACTACTGCCTTAGTGTTTATCCACGAGTTAATTCACACTGTTAGTGCTAAAGAAGTTACAGCTTACTATGAAGCTGATGGGGTTAGTTTAAAATCAAACATTGATATACCTCCTCATGTTCAAAAGTTACACAAGGTTTTTGAAAGTTTCAGAGAATTGTATAAAGATGAAATTGAAACTTTAAAGAATAAGAGAGACAATAAAGATGCTTCTTTAGACACTACTTATAGTGAAAGAGAAAGAGAAATAATCTATGCTGGTGTAAATATCAGAGAGTTTATGACTGTGGCTTTAACTTCTCCTGTATTCCAAAAAGAATTAAGTCAGGTGCCTTCTAAAACTCATGCTAATTTATGGGAAGAAATTAAGGATATTTTTATGAATATCATTAATGAAATCTACCCAGGGTTAAAAGATAACACAATGGCAAAAGATGCTATAGTGGCCTCTATGAATTTTATTAATGAAGAATCTAAAGTTAGAAGAGAAAAACAAGAGCAAGAAGTTTTACCTGCTGACATTGAAACTGAAATGGCAAAAGAAAATAGTACTAAACCTAAGTATGGTGTGCCTCAATCCTCTGAAGTAAAACCTTTTAATGAACCTAATACAGACCCTTCAAATAACATCAGAGATGAGAATAGTGGAGACTTAAGTATTACAGATACAGAAAATATTGATACCTTTGCTAAAGAAGAAAAATCAGCCTGTGAAGGAGGTTTAGCAATTTAAAAGACAAAACTATGGGATGTTTACCACACAAAGAATCAATCTCTAATGCTACTAAAGATTTAAAAGAAAAAGGATTTTTAGGGGCTAAAAGAGATGTACCTTTAGATAAAGTAGATGAGGTAAAAGAATATCACAATTCTTTATTAAAAACTATTAATGATAATTATGGTTTACAACTTACTTCTTTATTTGAAGTAGAAATTAAAGTTACAAATTCTGAATCAGATTCTAAGTTTTCAAGAGATACTGTTGCTAGGTTAACTTTTACAGAGAGTGCTTTTACTCAAATAGATGCCAAAAGAAAAGAGTTAGGCATTTATGAAGATAAAGTTTCTATTGGAGAGTATAATGATTTTATGACTATTGAAAAAGAGACTAAAGTAGAAGAAGAAATAAAAAGACTGGCTGAGATTAGAGAAGTTAATGCTCAGTCAGGTTTTATCAATGAAGCTGGAGATATTTTTGCTACAGCAGAAGAAGCTATGCTCTCTCAAGAAGAGGATTTATTTCTAGAAGAAAGTGATGATAACTTGATTATCTCTAGGAGTACAAGTGCTTCTTTAAATGATCCTTCTTATGACAGTTACTTAAAACAAAAAGAAAATATCTTAAGAAAAGTAGAAATTAATATTGAAAGACTTTATAATGAAAAGAGAGTAAGTCCTCAGTCTGATACAACTGCTAAAATTTCTAGGTTAACTAGAATACAGGAGAGTTTAAAAAGAGAAATAGATGACTTTAATACTCAAGCTAATAAGGTAGATTTAATAAATGACTATTTTCAAAGAGATTTTGATTTAATTCAAGAGCTTTTAGATAATCCTACATTAGACAATCTTTTCTTAGCCAAAGAAGTTTTTAAATACATTGAAACTTCAGCTAACACAAGTATTGAGAACAGAAATAACTCTTTATTTACCCCTAAAAGCAACACTTATTTTGCTCCTGAAGTTAAAACTCTTATAGATGAAATAGCTTCTAAAGTAAATGATGTAAGAGCTGACATTGATACTTCTCTAGACAACATTTTTCTAAACCTTTTAGAAAAGCATGCTCCTAATTTAGCTACTCTTTATCCTCAGTATGTGACTACTGATTCTGCTGGAAATCAAGATGTAGATATTGAAGCTATAAAAGAAGAGTTGCTACAACAACTTCAAGACATTACTTGGGGAGAATCTATGTTTTTTGGGCTAGGACAAAATGTGTCAAGTCCTAATAACATCTTAGATGATTTGATGGTTTTAGAGTATGAGAAGGCTTCTATTAGAGAATCTGCTAAAGCTCAGAGAATTATTGCTGACATTGATTCAGCTATAGAAGATGCTGAAAAAGAACTGGAAAAATTAGGTAAAAAAATCACAGCCAGAGTAGGTAAAATTGTTTATTCCGGATATGATTATAGTATTTTTTATCAAAAAGACAGTAATAAAAATGTAAAACCTAATCTAGTAGGTAAGTATTCTAAAAAATGGGGAGATACTATTGGGTCTATATTTTCTGACTCTAATAAAAAAGTATTTCAAGCAAGACAAAACAAAGACTGGTCAGAAGTAGAAAGACTCTTATCTGAAAAATACAGAGAGATGAATGATGTTTCTGATTTTGTAGATTTCACCTTGCTTCATGATGTTGTGTCAGGCCCAGCTTATGCTAAATTTAAAAACCCTGATACTGCTGCAGCTCAGCAATATAAGCAAGATCTTGTTGATAAGATTGGAGAAGAAGAATATCAAAATCTAGTAGAACAACAAAAAAACTTCCTAGATAATTTTATGGAAGAAATGAAAGTTCTTACTGATTTTAAAAAAGCAGAAGAAAATGTCACTAAATATAGATATTTATCTGATGCTGCTAAAACTAGTTTAGAAATTACTGAAAAAAGATTGAGTCCTTTAGAGTTTTTAAAGGCACATCAATCTAATCAACAAAATATGATTACCTACACTATAGGTACTCAAACTAATCAAAAACCTTCTTTTTTAAAATACAACACTGTAATACCTAAAGTGCAAACTTCTAATGGAGTTGATACAGATTTTTATGATAAGGATTTTGATATGATAGACACTAATCCTGCCCTAAAGAAACTATGGACAGCAATGAGAGCTAGCTCTAAAACTATTGCAGAGAACCTTGTAGATTCTGATTTAAGAGTAAGTACAGACTCAGTCTTGTTTATGGAGAAACAGAATGCAGAACAGCTTATGGATAAGAGCTTTCTTGATTTAGTGAAAAGAGGATTAGGTAAATTATTTAATGTAAAAGGGTTTTTAAAAGGTATTGTTAGTGCTAAAAGACCTAATTACAACCATCAAAATAATGAAGTAGTTTTAGCTGGAGAACTAAAAACAGTTCAAGGCCAAGTTAAAAAAGACTATGATTTAACTAAGACTGAAGTTTCTAATATTTTAGATAAACAAATATTAGATAACACAGATATAACACTGTCTAGTCTTAGCCCTCAGCAAGTAAAAGCTCTTTTAGATACTTTAGGAGTATCTTCTATCCAAGAGTTTCAAACTGATATTCCTAGTGATGTTTTTAAAGTTTCAGAATTAAAAGTGTTTTCTGAAAGAAGAGTCATGCAGTCTCAAACTTTAAACTTGCCAGTTTTAATGAAAGCTCTACTAGAAATCTCTGCAGAGCACAAAGCTAGAACTGAAGCAAAGAATGAAATGGCTGTTTACATCACTAAAAGTAACACTATAAAAAACCAAAAAGATACTGTCTTTAATAAAAAAGGAGGAGATAGAAAAAGTGAGAGAGAAAGACAAGAGTTTTGGAATGAAAGAGTAGTTCTTAATAAGAATCAAAAAGACTTAGGGGGTAGTATAAGCCAAAGTTTAATCAGTGCTTTTGGAAAAGCTGATTTTAATGTAGCTTTACTAGGTCAGCATTTCTATAAAAATTTCTCAAAAGAAGAAAAATTAATCTACAACTCCGCTATAAAAAGGTTGGGTAAAATTGAAACTGAAATTGCTAATGCAACTTCTGATAAAAAGATTAAAGAATTACAATCTGAAAAACAAGATTTAGAACAAAGAATTAGACTCTTAGGTAAAGACTATATGTTTGCTGCTTTATTTGATAAGGTAGTAAATGAACTTACAGTTAAAGTAGGATTAGGTTATAATGTAGTGGCTAATGTTAGAAACAGATTTCAAGCTTTCTTTACTTTACTTGCTAGAGATGGAGAATTTTGGAGTAATGGAAATATCTATCCTGTAAACCATTTTATAGGATTAAATAAACTAAGATTTACTAATAAAAATTATGCTACCCAATGGGATATAAGTGAACTTTTTGTAAAACAATTAGGTAGAATCCAAGATGGTACTAATGAGTTACAAAAAGCTGAAAGTAAATTACAAAAAAGAGCTAGGTGGTTTTCTCCTATGTATGGAACTCAAGTAGTTGAGTACTATAACCAAAAGTCAGGTATACTAGCTATGGCTATGGATGTCATGGTTAAAGATGTCAATGGAAAAGAAGAACCTTTATTTGATGGAGGAGCTTTTAATGTGTATAAAGACCCAAAAGAAACAGGAGGAAAGCTAGTATTAAAAGATGAGTTTAGAACTCCAGAGAATATAGCTCAGTTTGAATCTATGGACTCTGAAGATATGACTACCTGGAAAACTGATATAGATAATATGACTAAAAGTATTGCTGGAGATTACAGCAAGACTGGTATCACTAGAATCAAAGGTAGTATCTACACTAAACCTTTTATGGTTTTTAAAACCTGGCTTCCTAGATTTATTTCTTCAAGATATAGATATGAGCAAAAAAATATCAGAACAGGTCAGACTGAAACAGGGTATTTATTGTCTACTTTCTTAAATAAAAAAACTTCTGTGGCAGGAGGATTAATGCTTGGAGTTACTAGTCTTATAGGTATAGCTGCATCTTCTCCAATTCTTGTGGGAGGTTTTGTAACAGCAGGTTCTATAGCAGCAGCTATGGCTATATACAAGAAAAGTAAAGGGCAAGGGCCTATTGTTGATCCTACTGAGTTAATTAGTATTAAAGAGCAAGCTTTATTTGTTCTGAAGAGTGTAGCTTACACTCCTTTAGAATGGGGTAATATTGTTTCCGGAAAACAGCTAATAAAACAACCTACTTTTAGTGAGGATGCTAAACTAACTAAACAAGAAAAAAGAGATGTTAGGTTAATGGCAAGAAACATGCAGACTACTATTGCCTTTATAATGATAAAACTTGCAATACAAGCTTTGTTTCAAGACAATGAAGAAGATGAACCAAAACCTGAAGACCCAGATGAAATCTTAGCTTGGGAACAAAGAAAAAAGGATAAGGAAGAAGATAAAAAATGGTACAACTTTGTAGAAAATCAAGTTACAGGAATGTACCAAGAGATTTCTTTAGCTATGGATCCTTATGCTATGGCAAGTACTTTAGGTAGTAAAAATGGTCTTCAAAATAGTATGGATAAAATAGTTAAAATCTGTACTAGTCTTATTAATTATGCAAAAGGAGAGGATGAAATATCTAGAGGAGAAAGACAAGGTCAATCTAAATTAGGTAATTCTATTAGAAAACAGTTTCTTCCTGCTCTAGTTAGAGATATTGGCCATGATACTTGGAGAGGAGGTCTTGAAGCTTCTATGGAGACTGAGTGGGACAAAGATGAGTGGATGGATGGAATATTTGATTCTGATTATAAAGAGGATAAGACTGCTGCAGAGAAAAAAAGAAAAGAAGTGAGGCTTCAAATTATTGAGGATTATGACAATTCTTTAAACCCTGATCTTAGAAATATGACAGAAGATGAAAAGAAAAGTTCAGCTAAAGCAGAAGCTCTAGATTTGTTTCCTAATCCGGAAAGAGAAAATTACACTGAAGAACAAGAAAGAAATCCAGGAGTAGAAGAATTTACAGGAGAACCTGTAAAACCTGCACCAGAAGAAACAGATCCTAATCAAGGACAATATTAAAAAAAAAATAAAGTAAGGCTTTTTAAAAGCCTTACTTTAGGTATAATTAAAATGTAATTTCTGTAAAAAGTCATCTTCTCTCTTGTCTAGAGCTGCTACTAAGGGTAGTGGAGTAGTGTCAAAGGTATCTGTATTAAAATACTTGGCTAACCTGAAGCACTCCTTAAGGTGAGCTTTTATCACCAGTGCTTTTTCTGACTTAGTCCTTGCTACATAACAACTCTCAATAGGAAAAAGATAGACTTTTAAAGTTTCCTCACTGTCCTTGTGAATATGAATGGCACTTCTAAAGACATAAATGTTATCTTCTGTACTTTCTGTTTCATAATCAGGAAAGATTGGAAGATCTTCAATGTCCTCTTGTCTCATCTATAATTGGTTCTTGTATGGGATTTTCAGTTCTTTCTTGCCAACCTGTTAACTTTTTCCATTGTGCTAAAAGACTGTTAGCTTTATGGACTAAAAAAGTAGGAATGTACTCTCTATTAAAAATAGACCTAAGATTCTCTTCTACATTTTTTATTTCTTCTAACTCATGTTTTGTGAAAGTTTTTCTTGATTTCATTTTAAATTTTCAAAACTGCAAAAGTTGCAGGTTTTGCAACTCTTGCAAGTTATTAATTATTTTTCTAGTTCAGCTCTTTCAGCTTCTAAGTCTCTGTTTTGAGCAGCTTCATTAGTAAATTTTTCCGGGTATCTTACTTTCAACTTATCAATGTTATTAGTAAGTAATTGGAAAAAGTCTAACTCATAAAACTGAGCAATATTTGCTAAGACAGCTAGTTGTACAATAGGAGCATTAAACATGTTGTTAGTTGGACCACAATAAGTCATCAAAATAACAGTTAATAATGCTTCAGATTTTAATTCTAAAGGAAGTTCAGCTTCAGTAAACATACCTTCTTTAATTATTGTACTTATCTCTGCAACAACTGTATCAAAGTTATCATCAAGAGGTACTTCATGAAATCTACATTTGTTTACAATGTACCAAGCTGTGTCAGCAAGTTCTTCTCCTAAGTTGACAATGTCAATAGGTTTTTGATAGGCTAAGAATTTCTTGAAGATATCAAGAGTCTCTCCAATTTCAGTCACAACACCTAAATTCATGTGTCTTTCATTTAGGTCTGGAGTTCCTAAATCTGGGCAGGTTCTGGCTGCAAGTCCTTGATATTCAAGGATAGTTTCAATTTTACTCATTCTTTTTGTTTTGGTTAAAAATTCTGTCATTTTCATTCCTGAAATAAAAGGCTTGTCAAAGATAGGAATAAAATTCTTCTTAAACAGAGCCTTTTCCCATTCCGGATTCATTATTTATCAAGTCTAAAACCTACACATACAGGAAATCTTGGGATGCCACCATCTGTGTACTCAAAGAATCTAACCTCTGCCATCTTACCAATGTAATTCTGCTTGTTAGCTAAGATCTCTTCTCTTTCAGCATGACTAAATTTCATACCACAGTTAAAGTTTTGGACCCAAACATTGTCTCCTGCTTGTTCCATTTTCTTAGAACAAACTACAACACCTTGTTCAGGTCTACTTTCAGAAGGAACTACATCAACTACTTGATAAACTTCATCTAAGAAATCTTTGTATTTTAGTAATTGAGAACTTCTCTTGTTTACAGCATACCCTTCTTCAGAGTGTCTCACCATAGTGCCTTCATATCCTTGAGCAATAAATCTCTGATGAAAGTCTATGATTTCTTCCTGGGAATTTACAATCCAAGTAGGTACAATCTCAATGTTAGGATTATCTAGATTTCTAAGTAAGTTATATAATATAGCATGTCTTTCTTCAAAAGGAGCATCCATAACTATATCATAGACATGATATTTAACCTGCTCTGTAAGATGAGGTCTGTATTTCTTGATTAGTTTCATATTCTCTTGGAAAGAGATGCCATGGGCATATAACTCTCCATCTAAAACCACATCTTCAAGATCTGCCAACACTATATGACCAAGAGTATCTATAGCCTTTCCTGTTCTTGACATAAACCCATCATCTTCAGAACCTAAAGATCTCATACCATCTAGCTTAGGTTGTACATAACAAGGAAATGTAACTTTCTTCACTTCCTTCTTAAAATCCTTAGCTAGCATTGGTAATAAGAAATCCTTACCTCCTTTTTCTTGAGCTTCTTCTATACTATTGAAGTAACCTAATCTCATCTTTTCAGTAAGTTTAGCTTGAGCTTCAATTAAGGCTTGTGATTCAGGTGTAGTAGCATTGCTTTTACCTACATTCTTTGCTTCACAAGCACTTCTGTTAATCACTGGGTTATTGGTACCAACTACCCCTGATTCTTGCACTACAAAGTGCCCTTCATTACTTATCTCTAAGTATCTGATTTTTCCTGATGAATCTTTCTTGTAGATTCTTTTACAAAGTATTGCCATATTGATGAATATAAAGAGGAAGTCTTTCCTCTGTTTTGTGAAGATCTACTATCATCCATTGGCATTGACTTTCTTTAAAAGTTTGACCATGTTCTGAATAGTGTTCAGTTAAAAAATGCTCACCACTTTCCCAAATATTAGGGTCATAGGAAAAAATATGGACTTCCTGTGTAGAGAAGTCCATAATAATTATCTTCTGATTAACCATTACTCTAACCCAATAATATCAAGATAGTGTACAATAGTCAAAGCAGTAACTGGGTCTTTTTGGTCTTTAGGAGAAGTTACATTCATCCCATTAAAAGTTACATGATTTTGAAAGATAGGTGCTTTACCCACTTCTATTCCATGTGCTTCAGGAACCATAGGCCCAATTTCTTTGATTTCAAAAGTGGTTGTGTAACCATCTTTTTCATTCTTGCCTGGCAAGATTACAAAACTTTTCTTTTTAGTGTCTGTTTGTTGCACTAATACATATTCCCCTGTTACTTTCATTACTTTAATTGTTTACCTTCAACATTTCTTTTAATTCTGTCTGCAGTTCTTTTATTTAACCATAAAAGAGCTTCATCAAGCTTTGTAATAGCAATGGCATTTTCTCTACAAGGAAATTTAGATTGCAAAAAGTTTAATCTATTTAATAAAACTTCTAAAAGTTCTTCATTAGTAGTACCATCAACAATAGTTTCTAATTCAGTAGAACCTTCTTCTTTTGGCTCTTTATGAATAAATTGTAAAAGCTGACCTGGATTTTCTTTGTTTTCAAAATTGGACAATTCATATTGATGCCCTGGAACATTTACTTTCATAGGATTTTAAATTTATTTGTTTACAAATATAAAGAAAAATATTTACACTAAAAAATGTATCTAATTGTTTCTAAGGGAAAATACTTAGAATATAGTTCTTTAAATTGTTGAATTAAACTGTTTTTGAATTGCCATTGGTATCTAATATTATCAGCAGCATACTGAGAGTTTTTAGACTCTTGAATTGTAGGTTGCCAAAGGTAATAGTTAACATCAGCTTTATTCCTTGAAAATTGATTTACATTATAAGTCATAAATATACATTCTGACTTAAAATCAATGCCTTGTAGTTGTTTAAATAATTCCTCATAGTCTTCTAACCAAGTAGGATAGTAAACTATAGGACTGAAATTTATATGCACTTCCATTTTTGTTTGAAGTATAGGTATCATAGCAATTCTATCAGCTATGCTGTCAGTATTGGGTTCTAAGATACTTGATATAAATTGGGGCATAAGACTTACTCTTATTCTATGCTTACCCGGAGTCAAGTTATACTTTTGTAGCTTAAACTTTGTTGGGTATTTGGTGGCAAAAGTTGTTTTCAGTTTGTATTGTGTATTGAAGAAATCAAATACCTGTTGCCAATTATAGTGTTTACTATGTAAAGGCACATCAGTACTACATCCTATATCAACACAATAATAAGTGTCATCTACTTGATTAGGTTCTTTGGGCCAAGGCTTAGTGTCTACCCAGTCATAAATAGATCTTAGAATTTGCTCTGTGTTTTCATTGATATAAACCTTGTCATGATTATACCTACCTACATAGCAATTATGAGTAAGAATGTTATTAGCAAAGTAATTTTCATTATCTTTTACAGCAAAGTTATAAAAAATTTTGCTATTTTTGTTGTCTAAAATCTTACTGATTCTCGTAATTTTTAATTTTCTCATTATGTTAATTTTTTACTCTCACATTGAAGCAGGAAAACATTTTAAATGTGATCCAAGGACTGCAAAAAACAATCTACTCAATACCCAATACGTTATTGACAAATCTTCAGAGTATAACCCTAATACTTTATTTAGAACCTGTAAAAAATGTGAAAATAAATACACTTCTTCTAAAGGTAGGGCAGGATACTGTCCTAGTTGTAAAAATAAAATTTCTAAAAAAATATTAAATAGAGTTTGTAAAATCTGTAGTATTACTGCAACTAATATCAACCCTGTGTCTTTAAAATCTTGTATTTGTAAAAAATGTTCTCAGACAGGGATAGGAAGAAAGCTTCAAGCAATTTTTATTTCAAATTTACAAACAGGTGTAAACAACTCTAATTTTGTACATGGTAATTCTACAATAAAAATATGGCAAAACAGTAGATGGGTAAAACTAAGAAAGAATTACCCAAATAAAGTTTGTTTAAAATGTGGTAAAACAACTAATATACATTTACATCACATAATTCCTCAATGTTTATTACCTCATGAAGAAAAGTTTAACTTAGATAATATAATACCTTTATGTTCTAATCATCACAAAGAACTTCATCATCTTCAGTTAGATATTGTGCTTCTACCCAGCCTTTACCTACAATATAAAAAGGATGCTCAGCAGTTACAACAATTTTTTTACCTTCAACCTCAATTTCAATCCATGAGTTTGACTCCCTTGAAAAAATATGATGACATTTCTTTGGTTCAACTAACTCCAAAGAATTATTATAAGATAATACAAAAGTGTCATCCTGAATTTTTTCAACAGGAATTTGCCCATTTGGTGTAGAAATTAGTGTGCCTTTTTCTACACAATATGATTTCATACACCCTCCTAAACAGCCATAAATAAAATTAGGAGAAATAGCATCACTGCTTCTCCCATTATCTCTAGTTACTAGGGTTTTAGTCTTTTGTTTCTTGATTTCCATTAGGTAAATAAATTGCTATAATTTGTTTATAAGCTTTATCATAATCAAAAGGTAAAAGACTAGTCCATGTTTCAAAGTCTACTGTAATATTAGGTTGAATACTATTTCCAGACTCTACTACAGTTAAAGTAAAAGAATAATCTAGATTGTTATGATTATAAATTCCTTTATAAAAAATGTGTTTTGCAAAAGGTTGTCTTTCAAGATTTACTTGTGTCATCTTTAATTTGTTTTAAGGTTATTCATCTATTCCTACTAAATCACAAATATCATTGTAAGCTAACTGAACTTCATGAGCTTCTGAGCCACCTTCTTCTACCTCATCTTGACAAAGAGAGATAAAAGACCAAATTTCATCTTTGTGTTTGGGGTGTTCTTTTGCAACATTCCTTGCCCACTGCACTAATTGCTCTAAATTAGTCATCTTCTTGAGCTGAGTCTATAACATTAAACATGCCTGTAACAATTTTGTCCTTATCTTCAAATTTGTAAAACTCTCCAAAGTCAGTGTCATCTAACCCTCTATCAATAGCTGCTCTATCTCTAGAACTAACCTCAGGGCAAGGAATTTGTTTCTGAGTCTTAGTTGTTTTATCATATTCATTCATAATACACTCTATAGTAAGGCTTTTAATTTTAATTTTTTGATTCATTTTTAGTAATTATTAATTTTTTCTTTAATACTTGCCTCACATAAGATTAGATAGTTTATCAAATCTCCTATTTTTTCATCTACTACTTCTTGTTCAGGAAGCTTCCCTTGTTCTATATCATTCAGTATATCTAAGAATGATACATAGTGCTTAACTGCAAAACCCCAAAGAGCTTTCTCTTCAGTAGTGTTTTGCACTTTAGCAGCTATCCTAAAATTGTGTAGAGGGTCATTGTCTCTTCTGTACTCTTTCCCTTTTTCTACAAGAGTCCTCTTGATTATCATACATCTTGTATCTACAAGAGTGTCAAATTGAGTTTCACTTAGCTTATTATAAATTACTGATTTAGGCTTTTCTTCCATACCAAATATTTTGAAGTTTAACAATTAACTTTTGCCACCATTTGAGAGCTATTCTCCCAAGAGCTTTGTAAGAAGGTTTTTGAAGTTCTTCTGGGGTAAATGCTACACAAAGAGCTTCTCTAACCCATTTAGGCTTAAATTGCTCACTTGCATAGTTTTCCCATCTAAGTAAAAGATAGATGTTTTTACCTCTTTTTTCAACAGCCATAACCCTAGCAGGGTTAGAGTTGTTTTTGTAGAGAACATAGACTTTTTCTTCACTAAGGCTGTTTTTTTCTTTTTTAAAATTCCACATATTCTACATTTTGAGATTGCAACTCTGCAATTAATATAGAATCTTCTACTGAAATAGCTGGTGTCTCATCTAGAATAGTTTCTAAATTGTAACTACATTCTTCATCATTAGGATTTACCATAGAAGGAGAAATATTTTTCTTTATCCAAGCTTTAAAAGAAGGAGTAAAGTCAGGCTGAAAAGCTGTAATAATTAATGTGTGTGCCATCTGATTAAAATTAATGAAAGCTAAGGGGGATCACTCCCCCAAAGGCTTCCAAGTGTTAAAAAATTCTTCTTCTTTATTAGGAGGAAGATCATATTCCCAAGAACCTTGTAAAAAATCTTGTTCTTCTAACTGAACATTAAATACTTCTTTAACTAAAAGTTTAAACTGCTCTTTAGCAAATAGTGTTTTAAACAATACATGTCTAGCAGTAGCTTTATTTTCATCTCCAAAAAAAAGATTAATTTCATTCTTGGTGTACATTAAACTATACTTACCCAATAAAAATTTATCATAGACATCAGCTAATTCAGGTGGAAAGGCTAATACTATCATTTGTTTTCTACTGTTGTGCTCAAGAATTGAGTCATAAGCATAATCTGTGACATAATATTCTTGATGTTTTACCCAATCCATAAAGTTTTGGAATAAATCAGGTCTTACAAGTTTGTCTACAAGAATAAAAATATTCTTTTGACCTTCTAAATGAGTACCTTCTAACAAAGAATCATGTATGCCAAAGGCTAACTTAAAGACCAAGTTTAACTTGGTCTTCAAAGTAGGCCCATAGAAATTAAGAGCAGGAACTAAGTACTTAACGGTTCTGTTTACATACAATTTTCCTAACTCAATTTCTATACCTGTTTTTACAATTTTAGACAATACCATCCCATGATACAACTAATGGGGTTAAACCTGCTTCTTGAATTTCTCTTTCTTCATTAAAACCATTCTCACTATGGTAAATATAAAGGTCTAAGAGTTGTTCAAAGCCCTTAACTTCATGTTGAATAATAGCAGTTGCCATAGCATCTTCATCAAACAGATTAGTGTCTATTAAAGATATAGCTTTTCTGCCATATCTCCCCATATTTAGGAGAGATTTATCTACTATAAAGTTTAAAGGTTTTCCTTGAAATGAAGTAGATTCTACTACAAATTGGAAAGGTTTAATCACATCACTTCCTTCAGGAACTGCAAAGTGTGAATGTAATGCTAGGGTGTACCAAGCAGCTTGAATATCATATCTTCTGGCTTTGATACTACTAGGGAAATAATAAGTATTTCCATTCATAGTTTTCAAATCAATTCCTGTGATAGAAAGAATTTTTCCTTCAATATCTCTTTCTACAATAACCATGTCTAACAATCCTTTACATTGTACTCCTCTGTACTCAAAGTAAATAGGAAACTGATAATAAATTGTTATGTGTGGTAATGCTTCAAAAGAAGCCCTATCAAAGAATGCTGAGGTTCTAGGATTATTGCATAAAGATATTACAATACTTGCAATAGTTTCTGCTTGTGTTTTGCTGATAACCCTTTTCCCAAAGGCTTTGCATAAATCCATGAAATACTCAGTTCCAGGTTCAATAATATTCTTTAACTTGGCATCTGCTCCCCATCTAGGTTGCCATTCTGCTCTATCACAGGCATCTAGAATATAAGTAGAGTGATCTTTCAAATCACCTACAAATTCTACAAAAGAAGTTACAGGTAAAGGCTCTTCCTGTCCCTGTATTACTTCTAAATGCTCTGCATAGTCCTGCAATAAATCTTGATGAACTGCTTGCAAAATTCCTATTACAGTTTCAGAAGGAAGTTTCTCCACTCCTGAAATGTAATACTCTGCCTCAAAGGCTTCTTTTGAGTTAGTTAATATACAATCTACTGCAGAACCTATAACAAAATGCTCAGCTGAGGAGTCTTCTACTTTATGAAAGGACCCTAAGTCCCCCAGTAATCTTTTTAATTTTGATTGACCTAATGCACTAGACTCATAATATTCTAGTACTTCTTCCTTTGTGGCTACTATTACTGACATGCTACATACTGTTTAATGATTACTTGTTCTTTAAAATGGTCAAGTGTCATGCCTACAACAGTTTTAAACTCAGAGTTCAAGTCAAACTTGAAGTCCTTCATCATAGAATACTCTAAATCAGGACTTTTACTTCTAAATACATCAAACTGTGTTGAGGACATATACACCATTTCCATGTCCGGAGTTCTTTTAACTCCAGGCTTACCTTGCTTGTAATGAAACAATACACAAGGTCTTTTTGTAACTTCATCTTCAGGGGGAAACATAGCAGTAATGGATGTTGCCATCATAAATAACTCCTTTCCAGGATTCATATTTTTTTGGACACCAGCCTTAATCTGCACATTGAAAGGAATGTACAACAAGTCAATCTTTGCATTGTCATGTTTTTTACTTCCAAATCTAGCAGTTTCACAGAATGTAAAGCCTAGTTCTCTAAAGAATTTGGCGTAATATCTTTCTGCAGAACTGCCCTTTCTTTTGTTTGTGGCTCCTAATCCCATATAAGATTTTTAAAATTATAACTAAAAAACTTACATACCTTTTGGAATTATCCTTCATCATCAATTAGTTCTATTGGTCTAGTGTCAGTCCTTAGTCTTGAGCCTGTTTCAAAACTTCCTCTTGTAGTATACACTTCCACAGGTAACGTAGGAAAATCTTCTGAAGAAACAGTCAAGTTAACATATCCAGACTCTGTATGGGCAGAGTCTAAAATATTGGATTCTGTTAAAAATAAATCAGGAATTTCTTCAATAGGATTGACAGATTCAAATAATAGAGCTTCTTCTTCAATAGGTAATTCCTCATTTTGAGTTTGTACTTCTAGTTCATTAAATACATAAGAGTCCTCTTCTTCTGTATATAAGAATGTTGGTAGTACTTTACTCATGTACTCTTCTAACTGGCTAACAGAGTTAGCTTTAGGGATTTCAAATACGTCTGCAAAGGTATTTCTTTCAATTTCTTGAGAGGTAATCACTCTGACCTCTATACCTTTTTCATAGCAAGACATTAATATTTCTTTTTGAAATCTTCTGTTAAGTGAAGCAAGATCTGGATTAGTAAAAAAAGATGTGGAGTAAAACAAAACAAAATCTTTATAGTCAACAGAGTTGACTTCTTCCCGATACCTTATTTCAGAGAATTTTTTAGTATCTGGGTTTAAGTATTTTTCTCTAGGCATTGCAAAAACTATCATAGGTATCCCTGTTTCAGTAAACATGACACCTTTAACAAAAAAGTATATTCTTTTCCCTATAGTTATTTTTGTTGGAGAAATAGCTAGTTCTAAAGCATCTTTAATATTCTTAAGCGTATTTGCTTTTTTTAAATTGCCTGATTCTAAACAAGGTTTATGATAATACCCTTCCTTTGAAGTTTTAAAGGCAAAAATAGGAATATATTTATTTGCTGTTATAGGAGTTTTAAAAAATTTATCTTCTATGTGATAGCCTACACTTTTTGGATTTGCTATCATAATTCTGAAGCAGAATAATTCATAGGAACTACAAATTCATAGTAGAAAGGAACTTCTCTGATAGTTTCTCCACTATAAATGTTAGCAATATGATTAGTAAAATAGGAAGTCATAAGAGTTCCTATCATAGCTGCTGTATGAGAACTTTGCTTCATAGTACAAGGGGCTTCCTCCACTATTGAATCATGAAACAAATGGTCTTTTTCATACCTGTCAGCATTTTCCGGAGTAACACAGAATATCTGTAATTGCTCTATCTCTAGTCTACCATCTATGAAGATTGGAGTCACCCCTGGTGGAGCTATACTCCAGGACTTCTTCCAGACATGAAACAATGCATTTCTTGCCTCCATGTTATCAAAAGCAGAAAACATAAAGTAATGTGTCATTGTATTCATATCAATTCTCTCATTGAATGTAGATATAGGAGTATTACAAAAAGAGTTTACAACTCTTGCTACTGCTGTTACTTTAGCTTGACCTAAGTCAGTCTGCATAAATAATTGACCACCTAGATTATGGTCTTCTACAGTATCAAAGTCATAGAGGTTAACTCTAAAACCTATCTTAGTTAAGAAATAACATAACCAACTCGACGTATCTACATATTTCTATATAGGTCGGACTATATCTTCACCCTTATAGGGTGGGGGACACTTTTTCATTAAGGGACTAACCTTAATTACTTCCTGTTATTAAGCCACATTGCTGTGGCTCAGGTAGTCTCTGAACCTTCCATCTCTGATGGCTTGGCTGCTGATTAACAACTTAGTATAAGCTTTTTTCTCACTTATATACCTTAGTGGCTTTAGTCTTCCAGCAATTCATCCCCTCCACCAATAGTATTACTACTATTGGGGGCAGTTATAACTTGGCTCATTTTATTACAACTTTTACATTTTATCCTTGTTTTCCCATTTCTAAATCCATTATAAGAAGTAGACAGAGATAAACATTTAGGACATTGTATCCTTTCTTTTTGTTCATATTCTGCAATTACATTTAATTTTTCATATTTTCTTTGTAGAAAAATTGAAGCTTCCTTGTAAATATATTCTCCAAATAATTTAGAGACAGAGTAAGAACTTGTGTATAATTTATAATAATCCAAAGTTCTTAAACCTATTCCTTTAAAAGAACAAGTCAAATTTACTGGAATTCTGTTATCATACAATTGTTTAATTATTTCTGTTATAAGAGTAAAAGATGTTCCTCCTATTTCAATTTTTAAATTAAAAAGTTTTTGAGAATACACACTCCCATCTCCATCAAAATAACCTCTTATGAAATGGTTCATAAATTGTAAAGGAATATGATTAAGAGAAAGTAATTCCCTATTAACAGAAGATTTTAAACAAAAAACTCCCTTTTCTAAAAGATCTTTTTTAAGTTTTTTAGAAGTGCAATCTAGCTTATATGCTTTTGCATGAGATTTTCTTATTGTAAAAAAAGGAAAAATTTGAACAAGTTTTTGTAAAAGCATTAAATCTTGTTCATGTAAAGTGATACCACAATTATTATTAGCAGAACAAACATACCCATCTGCGTAAAAAAGTCCTAACAAATATGCTTTTTCTTGTGTATCAAGTTGTTGTAATTCATTTGCATATTTCATATTTTCTAAGTTTTAGAATACAAAAATACAAACTATAAATGAGATATACAAATATATCTACCAATACCACCTGCACCACCCACCATACACACTTCATTATTTCTAGGGAACCAAGGGGCATCTTTAAATCTAGACTGTTGGGTTGTGCTATTTTGTCTCATTTTCTATAAATTTGTTTATCATTGCATTAATAGTTTTAATAGTCAGCCCTATCTCTGGATAAAGTTGTTTTACATCTTCTAGCAAATCTACAATTTCATGAGTGTACTGCACAAATTCAGCAGCATTAGCATTAGGAAAATGTTGAGCAAAGTTCTTAGCATAATCATTAATTACAGATTTTGCTATTTCTTGAGGCGTTAACTCATACTCAGCTACAATGTCAAGAACATCTTCAATAGTTTCTTCTTCCTCTAAGGGACTATTAGTGTAACTAAATAAAGACTTAGCAAAGTTGTAGATAGACATAGTTTTTAAATCTTCTTCTTCTAAATCATCAATAAGATTACCAGGAACCTCCCAATCTTCAAAAAGTTTTTTTTGATTATTTTTAAGATTTTGTGTAAAATTTTTGTTCCAGCTTTCCATTTCTCTTTCTTCTTGAGATTTAAATTGCTTAGAATTGTTTTTATTGGGGGGATTACTAGAAGTTCTTTGCCATCCTTGTCCTATTTTAAGAAGGTCTGGAGTAGTAGGAAAGTTAGATGCTACTTTTTTTACAGGTTTAGGCTCCATGATTTTTGCTACTTGAGCTGAGAACTGATCTGTCACTAAGATTGTAGTCTTAGGAGCATCAATATCACAATCATAGATAAACAACTTCTTAGTGTTAACTTCAAAGTCTTGTTTTTCAATGATATAATCTTGGCCTTGTACATTTTTAGCTGTATAAGGAACCTGTTTAATATCCTTCTTAGCTTCTCCAATAAAAGCAACTTTGGCAATAAAGTCCATATAGTTGTTTACAATAAGAGAAAGATAGAAGTTATGTGCTGGAGCATTGTCATTAAGCTCTGCCATATCTGTACCTGAGAAGAAAACTGCCATGCTGTGATGACTGTGAACATGGCCTAGTTTCCAAGTACATCTTTCTTCAAAATCTTCTTCAATGAAGTCAATAAATCTATCATCAAGATGGTATTCAGTATAAGCTGAACTACCCATATCTAAAGGAAGTATTGTCTTTAAAGTAATTTTGAATGTGCCAGGTTTTTCAATACTACCTTCTGTAGTATAAAATAGAGCACCTGACCACTCTACTTTTGGTATGTTTTTACACAGATACTGAATCTGATGTAATACTTCTATTGGCATTACCAAGGGAATTGTGAATTTTAATTCCACTCTGGATAACTGCTTTGCTATAGATTCTTGACTCAAGCTGGCTAAGGACATGTTTTAAAAATTTAGGATAAATAATAAGGTTTTCTAAAGAAACAATAGCTTCATTTCTTGTGTCTTCTTTAATTAATTTGGCAAACACTTTCTTGCCTCTAAAAATAGTGTATTCTCTAGGAAAAGTAAATTCAAAACTTCGCTTAGGTTGTTGCTCAGCTCTTCCTTGAAGAAATTCACTAAAAGTATTAGGTACTCTGGAAACTAAAATGTTTTTATATTGGTCAAAAGTAAAGTTTTGTAATACTAAATTTTTGACAAATTCATTAGCTCTTTCATTAGGTCTAATTCTATATCTTCTTTTTTCAATATAAAAATCCACATCTAGAGGAATTTTATCATTAAGAATTTTACTAACAAGAGTGCTGACATCACTTGCGGTTACAGAATTAACTTTGTTGTTAAGAGCATTTTTAATGTCTTTTATTTTTCTGTAAGGAACACCCTCTAAAGATTCCCAAGTAATCATAGAGTCAATACAAAATAAATATAGTTCATATCTATCCCAGTCCATTTCTACTTCAAACTCAGCTATCATTCTACTCACATCAGTATCTCCACCTACACAAAAACGAGTAGTATCAAAAGGGCGTTTATTCCAGTCTGAAATACCAGGTAAATGACTTTGCTGATAAGAAGAAGCTATTTCTAACTTAGTAAGACTAAATCTACCTCCAAAAGGGCGCTTAGTATAAATATGTCCTTCATTATTAGAATTATAAGCTATTCGATGAACTATCACTAAATCTTTAATTTTATGTGAATCCCCATGACTATTTGTAATAGTAAATTCTGGATAAAAGACTTTAAAGTAAGGATAAAACCTAAATCCATCATAAGTAAAACCTAAGTCATATAAATCTTTGTACTTAGCATCAAATAAGTTTAACAATTTATAAAACTCATTAATAGCTTTTTGATTAGGTCTATCAAAAAGTAATTTATCTTTATCAAACAAAAATTGTAGAAAATTTTTGTCTTTATGCGTATTCATTAGCATAGCATTGTGGACTATTTTAGATAGTCTATCATAAGATGCTAAAGGATGATCAGATATGTTCATAATATGAAAATTAAAGGGCTTATATTACCTAAGCCCTTTGTTAATACTATCTGTAACCTGCAGACATTTCTCTAGCTTCTCTAGCTATAGCTTCTTCTTCAGTTTCTTTTGAGACAGGAGCATTTGCAATAGCCACTTCATCATGAAGTCTATTCAAATGTTTCTCTGCTTTCTCATAAGAGTCATACTCTGACAAAGAAGCAATAAGATTTAAAGCTGTTTGAACTTTTACTGCATCAGAAACAGGCTCTCCAGGCAATTCTGTTTTTGCAGCTTTCTCTTTTACAGCAGTAGCAGTAGCAGCAATAGCAGGTGAAATAGCACTATTACAATACTTAGCTACTAAATCCTGTACTACAGGAGTTGATAACTGAGTCATGTTTTTACCATCAATAACAAACTTAGATTTGTCACCAGGGTAATTAGCTAAGTGAGCTTTAATAATAGCAAAACATTCTTTTCTATCTAAAGCACCAGACTTAGTTTGCTTTGGTCTTAAAAACAATCTAAAAGCAGTTGCTGGCAATATTGCTAAATCATTTACAAGATCTGCCTTGTTAATGTTTTCTGCAGCTAATAAAGAAGATAAATCAAAACCTTCTCTTCTTACTAGGGGCTGTAATTCTCCCCAAGTAGTTACAGCAGTTGTGATTTTCTTCATTTGACCACCTCTAGTGGCATAAATTGTAATTTCTCTTTCTTGAGAAACTGGAGCTTGTACTTCACTCATGATTTTTAAATTTGATTACCAATTAATTGTGTCCTTACCTAATCTTTTTAGGAGGATGTTTACATGTTCAGTATTGACAAACTTGCCTTTGAACACATAGTTGTAATCTACATTGATAGGAATTTGATGAATAGTGCTATCATCATATCTCAGCACATTAAATATAGATTTGACAGGTAGATTAGCTGCAAATTTTTGTGCTTCTGTGGTAGGTAATAGCCAAAGAGTAGAATTACTCCTGGCTATATAATACACTACCTTTTTAATGAAGGGTTCCCAATATTCTGTGTGGTCCACATCTACACCTGATGTTAAAGAAACAGGTAGCCAGAACAAGCCTTGCTTTTCTAGTTCTCTCACATTAGGATGTTTCCATGAGCCAATAACTACTATTCTAATAGCTGACACAGGCATAGAAAAAACCCTGAAAACTTTATCAGCTTCAGGGTAGTATTTCTCTCTTGGGAGCAATTCATTTTTAAAGTAAAGGAAAGCATCTGTATTGAATTCACTCAGAATAGGTTTCCAAGAATAATGAATATGTTTAAAATTCATCCAGTAAATGTTTTAAGAAATTGCTTAAAATAGGCTGTATCTTTAGCTATACAGTCAGAAGGATCTTTAATTCCAAAGTCTAAACCCCTTTCAGATAACCATAGGTTTTTTGCTTTACCTGGAAACATAGTATTGATGTGATTTTTGACTTTTTCAGAGGCTGTAATACCAGGTTGATCATTATCAAACCATACAATGACATTAACAAAATGTTTAACCAACTGATTTAAGATTAAATCATTGGGTATCATGCCTTCATTTTGAAACCAAACTACATTTTTACCATGATTCTTCAGTACTCTATAATCCTTATAACCTTTGGTAATTATAAGCTCACTACCATAACTCAGTAGAGAATTGATGCCACCTACATCATTCTGTGAGCAATTAGTAATAAACCTTCTTTTACCCTCTCTCATAGGGAAATAGATTTTCTTCTTTGAGTCAGGAAAATCAGTGTAACTGTATGCAATATCTCTGCATTCAATAGCATGACTTCCTGTCTTAGTATTCAAAGCATATAGTCTATGGATAGGAAATACTTTGTCCTCAATTAGATTCTTTTTGGATATACCATACTGTGACCAGAATTGCCCATCTTGGGCACTAAATGGTCTTGCTTCTATTAGGAGTTTGACTTTCTTTTTGGCTTCTTTTTGAACCTCTTTCTTAGCTTCTATTGGCCTTAGTTCTTCTCTGCCTCTGATTAGAGAGTTAAAGATAAATTCTAAGGTTAGATAAAAATTAGGAAATTTAAAGTAGTCTTGTACTATGTTAAAGCAATCACTGTGGGTTCTATTGTTACCAAAATCCACAAAGTATAGTACTCCATTGTCATGTAAACTAAACCAGCAACCAGCAACATCATCATTCCTTAAAGGAGAAACAACATAGTCAAATTCAACAGGTTTATATTTGAACACTAATTCAAAAATATCTTCTTGAGTAACCAATGACAAGATGCTTTCTTTACTTATAAATCCTCTTCTATCAAGTTTATCTGAATTATACTGAAATAAGCTCATATAAGAAGAGGATTTAGTTTAGATTAGATTAAGACCAAGCACCAGCTGGAGCTGCACCCATAGCTCCCATAGGAGATGCTGCAGCAGGACCACCCATTACTTGTTGAGTACCTTTGTTAGAAGACATGAAATTAGCATCTCTTTCAAAAGGATGCTTTTGGCCATTAGAATTAACATAAGTTAATTTGCCATCTTCTCTGTTTTCAACAAATACTCCAGGTTGAGCAGGTACAATAAAGTAACCACCCTTCATGTTTTTTGGTAAGGTTGGATAAGTCTTATCTTGCAAAGACCCATCTTGTTTTTTACCAAAATTCCACTGGTATTCAAGGAACAAATCTAGTGGTTTTTTGTCATAACCAATAGGCAACAAAGAACAAATTCTAGTTGCATAATCTGCAAAACTAACTGGAGCTGTTGCAAATGCTGCTCTTAGAGCCTCTTCTGTAACTCCTACTGCTTTCAAGTAATGAGTTACTGTAGCATTTTGTTGAACAATAAGAGTATTAAACCCTGCAATGTATTCAGCAGATGCTTTGTCAGCAATCTCTACATTATTTTTGTCAACTACTCTGTCTACAGGATTAATCCACTCTTTGTAGCTTCTCTCTCCCACTGTGATTTCTAATTCAATAGCTTCTCTAGGAGCTTGCCCTTCTTTAGCGACATTGCTGTTGTAAGCAAATTTACTTAAGAAAGCAACACCAAAGTTACCACCAAATTTAGCACCACTTTTGGTTTTTAATGATTCATCTGAATCTGATACAAATCCGTACCCTTGTAATTGTGACATATTAGTCTTTTTAGAAATTAAACAATTTTTAAACCCACTCTGCAGTTGCAGGGGCTATTTCTTCAGTGGCTTTTTCAATGGCTTCATCATTACCTATTTCTTCTTGGTTCTTAAAAGCTTGTACACTTTCAGGTGCCTGAGATACAGCATCAGAAATTTGATCATTTACTTCAGCTATAGAACCGTCACTTTCTTCATCATCTATAAGCTCAACACCTGTGTATTGTTTCTTAGCTTTAAGATTTTTCAATTTTGGACTACTCCAAACCATTCTCTGCATTTCTGCTTGAGTTTTGCCATAGTAATCAGCAATTTCTTTTCTGCTTTTTCCTTGGTCTAAAAGACTTTTTACTTCACTTACTGTGATTCTTAATGGAGCTTGTTGCTCAGCATTTTGTGACATAATTATATCAATTAAAAATTAAAGATTAATATCCTTTTTGTTGGTTTTCCCAATCCTGTTTCAACTGTCTTTCTTCTTCAGTTTCACTAGAACATCTTGGGCAGAGATTCTCAGTAGGCTTATTGCTTTTCATTAAAGCAATAGCTACTATTCCTAATAGGCCACCAACAACAATGCCTATTAGAAAGACTACAGACACAGTTAAACTATCCATAGTACTCAGCAATTTTATTAACTACATAACCTAAGTCATTAGGAATAAACTGCTTATCAAACATTCCAATAGGAGATTTAGCTGATGAATACATTTCATTCTCATTGGTTAAGAACTCTTTTACAGCTTTCTTGTCAGTAGCATCATATCTACTAATACCAATAAGAGTTACATCTACTTTACCCTCTACAGTCAAATACTCATCTACCATTTTACCTGTAGATTTGTACTTCATATAGATTCTACCATCAGGGCCAGGAACACTGTCACCATGAGCTAAGATGATTACATTTTTACCTGCAGCATCTAGTTTCTCTATAGCATCAAATATTCTACCCATCATAAAACCAATTTGTTTTGGGGCATCCCAACCCTTAGCTAAAGCATTAGCCATGTACCAATTCTGCATTACATAGTTGCTATCATCCCACACAATATTCTTATGAGGACTAGCTACCAATGCTAAAAAGATTTCAGCTATTGCTTTTGCATCATCAGTAATAACTCTTCTGCCTGATTTTATGTCTCCAGGTGCACATATTGGATATGCAGCACCACTTCCTTTGAATGGAAGAGGCTTAGAAGTTACTGAGATAAGGAAAGTCTCTTCAGGCTTTAATCCTATGATACCTAATTCAGGTATCTGTCCTATACTGGTGGACTTACCAAAGCCACTAGGGGCAAGCACTAAAATTTTAGCCATTTTGTTTTAAATAAGTAAAGGTTCAAATTTCTTAACATCACCATACATGTTGACTCTAAAGTGTTGAGGACAAACACAATGTCTAGATTCAACTAAATGGATAGTTCTCATAAAAGGGTATAAAAGTGACTTATCAGGTCTCCTTATTGTCTTACCAAAATGCTTAGTCAAGTTGAACTTGTCATCATTAGGGTTAAACATAGTAAAGATGTAATTGCTATCCTCACTTAAATTCAGTTTTGTTATCCTAAAGGCTTTTTATCCTCTAGTTCTTATGGTTCTTATTCCCATAAGCTCAGCATATCTTTTCATCTCCAACTAAATGGTAAGATGCTGCGGCCTCGTGGAGAAATTATATTTTTTTCATTCTCTATGCGTTGCCCCTGACTATACTTAGCATAGCCTTCGGTTCTGATTAGGATTCACACCCTCCCAGCTTAATTCCGCAGTCATAATCTTAATTATTTCTAACTAAGACGGCAGTTGTATTTCTTAATCTTATATAAGAATATTAAAGATTAACAAATAATTTTTATTCCACCAGTTTCTTTGATGTCATCAGATTGTGGAAATAGTCTGTCATCATCAAATTGTCTTCTTCCAATGTCACTAAGTGCCCTATTAAGGTGGATAATGTGCACAAAAGTGAAATTACAAGTGTTCCTAAATTCTACAGCATACTCTGAGAATTTATCTACAGTTTCTTTCATTTTGAAACCTCTCTCAGGAAGTAGCTTTCTCAAATGGTCAGTAATAATGATAACATACTTCTTAGGATTATGGGGTTTATACCCAATCATTCTTGTAAAGGTCTGTCCATCTTTTACTGTTTGTTTGTAGAGAAACTCACCATTTTCTTTAGCATACTCTAAGAGATAGTTTCTAACTCCAGTTGGGTTATCCTTGATTTCTAGAAACTTGATTAACCCTTTAGAAACTTTTTCTCCCCTCTCATTATACTCTCCAAAAAGAGGTATTATTCTAGTCTTGTAAACAGTCTTGATTTTCTCAATAATGTCTTGTGGGACCCTAATAATTTCTTTGGGAGCATCAGGAATTTCAGTATCATATTCTAATTCTCCTTTGAGAAAAGCAGAAGATAGATATACAAAATTATTTCCTTTGTAGAGCTTTCCAGAGGGTAAAAATATTTGATAAATTGCAAAATCTGTATTTAGAAAATGTGCAACAAAATCAAATTCTTTACTGACTCTATCAATCTCATAAGAGTTGTAGATAAACTCCAAATCTATTAACTGACCATTAAGTTTTTCATACTCTTGATTTAGAGTATCTCTAACACTAGGGTCAGTTGTAGCTTGTAGTTTAGTACTAAGTACTTCCATAGAAGTTCTAGTTTTGGCATTGTGGGTTAATACATAAAGGGCAGGTTCTATACAAAAACCTATATCCACCATTGTGGATTTGCCTCCTTTTGGAGCCGCGGCAACTGTATACACCCTTCCTCTCTGGATTCCATTAATTGCCTGTGAGATAGTTTTGAGACCTTCCCCCATAGGAAGACCTTTATTACTACCTTTTTGACCTGCTTCAAATGCTGCTCTAAAATTCATTATTGCATTCTTGAAGTTATGTCCTCAGTGTTGTTAGAAGAAGTATCAGAGATTGCTTCTCTGTATTTTTCTATCCAACCTAGTAATGCAGAAGTTCTGTCTCTACCCACTCCCTTACTAATAAAGTAATGTGAAGTAATAAGATAATCAGCACTGCTTAAGCTTTTGAAATACAGGTTAGTACCTTCAATAACTTCTTCTTTTCTAACATCAGGATTGTCAGCAAAGAATGCTTTCATTCTTGTAATGACATCCTTATCCGGAGCTTTTCTTAGTTTATTTATTCTTTTAAACTCAGCATTCCATTCTAATACCCATTGCCATTTATCTTGACTGTCTTGTTCAAATAAAGGAACATGCCATATAACTTCTCTGTTGGCATCAATGCCCAAGATATTAGTTACATTCATTCTTTGTACTAAGAGTGGTGGTGTATAAGAGGGTCTGCAGTTAAAATAAATAGACAAAAGATAAGCCACACCATCAGCTACAGGAATGTTAAACTCCTGCAGTACTGTTGCTATTTGTGGATTTATTTTCATCTTTTTTTCTTTTTTAATGATTCAACAAAATCTAAGATCTTTCTAACTTCTGTAAGACTAAAAGCTGTATTATAATTATTAATAAACATTCTTCTATCTACAGTAACAATAGCACTTGTAGCACTAATCTCTTTCAGTGCTTTAACTTCTTCTGAGGTAATTTCTTTGAACTTACCTTTACCTAAATGTCTGTAATAAGCAACTAAACTCATAACACTTCAAAATAATGCCATATTAAAGCTCCTCCCATTTCTTGAACAGTACCAATGTATTCATACTTTTTAGTGTCATCAAAAGAGTGACCTGTACCTACTTTTAGAATTCTTCTAGATTCAAGAGTAGTGCCTTCACTAGCATGTAATGCCCAAAAACAAATATATGGACCTTGTTTTTGAACAGTCAGGATTTTAGCTTCTTTAGGTAGCATTAAGTGAGTAATATCTCCACTAGTAGCTAGGTATTTATAAACTACTTGCATTTTCAATTCTAGTTTTAAAGTTAGGAAATCTTATATAATTGATCTTAGATTGATTCAAGTTTTCTACAGCTTTTTCAAGCCATTTTTCATCTTGAGTGCCTTCAGATACAACAATCCAAATGTGAGCTTCATGCCCTGGTCTGTATCTAATGATCCTACCTCTAGGATGTTATTACTCTTAGATTTTACTTGAGTAATCTTCTCATATTTCTATGAGGATTGGACTATATCTTTATTTGCATATTCCCAATAGAAACCGACTCTTTTACCATTTGTTTTAATGGCTTTAGCTATTGTAACTGCTCCTGTTTTCTTTTGGGCTTCTGTTACACTATCAAAGGTCTCTATTATATTTTTATTAATATCTAATTTATTTACTGGTACACTACTGTGATGGAACTTGCCTGTTTTGCCTTTCATACAATTATTAGTTGTTTGTCTTTTAGATAGAGCTATTTTCTGAGCTTCAGTAACATTCCAAGAAGGTTTAGTAGGATGCTTATCAAAAGAGTCTTCAAAATATCTCCAAATGAATTTTTTAAAAGTCACCCTTCCATACTTACCTTGACAACAACAAGAAATTTTATTATTATTTTTTCTGTTTCCTGTAACTTTTTCAGCGGCATCACTAATAGAATCAAAAATTTGAATTAAATTTCCTTTTAAATCAAATTGCTTAACTTTTTTAATTCTTTTTTCTAATTGTTCTTGAGACCACTTATGTCCAACACTTCCAATTCCTCCTTCACAAGTATTTACTAAGTTTTTTCCTTGCTGTCTAAAAAAACCAATCCAAAAAATCTCTTTTTGCAATATTTCTTCAAGGTTAGTAGACTCATCTATAAGTTTTATTATAGGTTTGTTTTCTAAAGATTTTAGCCAAGAAATTCTGTGACATTGTTGTCCTTTTTTTGTTCTTGTTTGCCAGTGTGTTTTTAGTCTTTCTTTAAGACTTTTAGAGGTGTAACCAATGTATTTTAAATCTTCTTTATGATAAAGACCATAAATTTTATATTTCATATTCTTTGTATTTGATACAAAGATATGGTATTAGATATTAATATGCAAATACTTCCCGTTTCCACCTCAGTTATCAACTTGGGTGTACCATACTCAGTTCAACAAATTGTTGCTTTTCTGTAGTCTCTGCACCTTCCACAAAATATGGCTTGGCTCAGGATTGCCTTATCATTTCTGACTTAGGTTTCCCTGAATTAAAGAAGTTTATAGAGGACAGGTATGTTTATCCTCTGAACCAAATCTTTTTCTTTAGAGTTAAGTTGTCCAATAATACCTGAATCAACTCCGGGAAAGTTATGACCTTCATTTACTGCCTTTACACAAGATAATCTATTGATTCTTTCTGCTTTGAAAGCATCATAAGAATCATTACTAGACTTAGAATGGTAAAAAGTAGGACATACATCTTCAGCTTGCTCTATGTTACCACAAAAGATAATAGTTCTATCATCTTCAGGGATAACTTTGTTTAGCAAAAAGTGGATTACTTCTGTTTTACTAGGAATTTTGTAGATAAACTGCATTCTACCTAAGATAGCAAACTTAAGTTTAGCTTTACCTTGTGGAGTTTGATCAAACATAGCTCCTTGAACTCTTTTATTCCAATAAGTATAGCATGCTGCTTCAGTAGTCATAAAAGGTTTAGCTTTAGTACCACCTGGAATGTTCTTGGTTGTAGCATCTAAAGGCACTGTAATAACAGTAATCTTATATGGTGCTACAAAACCTAATCTTACAGCTTGGTCTAAGGTAAGTTCATAAACAAGTTTAACCCCTAAGTCAGATAAGATTTGTCTTTTAACCATATCAGTAGGAGGAGTTGCAGTAAGTAACACAATGTTTTCTACTCCATTGTTTATAAAGAACTCTGAAGATAACTCTGTGATATTATGGCCTTCATCAAGGATAGCCAATGGAAAATCATATCCTTTGACTTTAGATGCAGAAGCATAACAAAGTCTTTCAGTATGTTTCCACACATTCTGAGCTTCCCATTTAGTAAACTCTTCTGCCCAATTCTCATCTCTTAGCTTTTCAGTAGGTACTAAAAGAGCTGCATGATGGTCATTTTTAGGATCAAAGTAAAATTTAGCTAATTCAACTGCTACTCTAGACTTACCGGAACCTGTAGCCATAGCTATCATGCCACCATTATTTCTAATAACAGCTTGTTTGGCTTCATCCTGGACTCTTTCTCTAACTTTATTTACAAATTCAGTACTTAGTTCCGGATCTGTAATTTTGTCTCTTAAAGCTTCTATTTTGTCAATATAGGTTAGAATTGATTTTGGGTTTTGAAAGAGTTCCTCCAACTCTCTAAAATACTTTCTCATGATAAATACGGTGTGTTATATCCTATTGCAAGGATAATTGATTTAAGTTCTTGTTTTACTCCTTTCTCTCTGAAGTCTTTTGCTAGTCTAATGAATAAAGGATGATTACTATCTTTTATAATAACAATAGGATAAGCTTCCATTTCAAGGCAATCTTCTAATATTTCTTTATCACTGATTTCTTCAAATACTGCAACAGGAATGTGTAAAAAGAATTGAAAGAAATCTGTGTAATTCATATTATTTGTTTTTAAATTGTTTAATAATTTCTACTCTTTTTTCTTCATACTTTTGATGTAAATCGGTATCTTCTCTGTAAATTGGTCTTAACCTTTCTAATAAATCAATTAACTCACTATACTTATTCTTGTCTTGTTCTTGTTGCCATTGATATGCAAATCCAATCATTAAATCTTGGATTTCCCATTCATAATGTTCTCTTGGAATATTTGACTCATCAATATTATCTTCATAATATCTTTTAGCAGCTTCTTCAAGTGTTTCTTGTTTAGGTATGTCTAATCTAATTTCATTTAATCCAGAATCATCAGGACCATTATTTCCTATGCAACCATTAGGTTCTTCTCTTTTTGTTATTTTAATAGCACAAGGTTCACACTGAACTGCTCTTTTATCACCTGTAAATTCTTTTTTACAAGTGATACAAGTACAAGAATAATAACCTGGTGCATAACCACCTATTGGATATTGTTTAGATTCTTCTTTTGGAATGATGATTTTGTAATTATAAACATATTTGTCTGTTTCAAAATCAAATGACTCAATTTTATTAACATAAATTTCCTCACAACTTGGATTCTTAACAAACCATTCTAAAAACTCATCATCAATAGCTTGTACACCATCTTTGATTAAGTCTTGGTCAGTTGTTAGGATAATTTTATTACATAAGTCGTCAATAATATCTTTTTTTTCTTTTTTAAAGATTTTATTATTGATTTTACTTATACAGTAATCTCCTTCTTTAATTTCTAAATCAGAAGTGATGTGGGTGTTTTGGTTTGTAAAATCATCATTTCTACTTTGAATTGCTGTTTGTGACATTCCAAATACAAAGTTTCCATTATCTCCTAAATACAACCTACTTGGTTTATCTGTTGGTAATACGTGTATGTTTTTCATAATTTTAATGGGCTTCTGCATAGTTCTTACCAATGTCAATACTAATACCTAATGGTACATTAAGACATAATGTTTGATTAGTAAGCTCTATAGCTTTGTTTAGTTTTTCTTTTATTGATTCTTGGTCTTCTTTTAAGAAACCAAATCCAATCTCATCATGATACTGTAAGCTTATCTTGATGCCTTGTTTTCTCACATTTCTAATGTGAGTATCAAAGCAATAAACTCCTGTACCTTGATTGAGAGTACTGAATCTGTCTTTTGGTTGTCTTAAAGAATACCAAAATCCACTGACAGGGTTGTATAGCCACATTTGGCCTCTAACCTCTTTGTAAACACAGTCATTTACTACTTGTTTAACAGACTTATTTCTTTCCCAATAAATCTTATGTAGCAATGTGGCATCTTCCAATGACATACCTGTAGTTAAGGCTATCTTTGGTGGGCCTGCTCCATAAATACCTGAAAAGTTTACCACTTTAGCCTTGCTTCTAACCTTCTTGTAAGATGTACCTTGTTCTCCATGTGTGGCTTCAAAAAGCTTATGCTCATTAACCTGTTCAGGTGTAAGCATACCTGATAGTACAGCAATATCAAGATGAGGGTCAAACCCTGGCACTCTCATTTGTGTTACATAATCAGGATCATAAAAATACATGTAGTGTTGTTTAGTAGTGTCTTCCAATGAACTCATATCACTACCACAAAAGAGATGGTTATCATCAGGTGCTATAATAGCTCCTCTGATTTCTTTACCATAAGGTTTATCTACACCGGGTAGATTAGCAACAGGCTTCTTGTGTTTAAATCTAAGAGTATTAGTAAATCCTGCTATCTGAGCTTGCATCTTACCTTGCTCATTAGAGCACTCTAAGAATCCATTAAGAACACCAATTCTATGTTGTAACATAAACAATCCCTTTAGATTCTCAAGAACAGGATGTGTTTCAGCTAGCACTATAATATTAGGGCATAGCTTTTTATCCTTATCTTGTATCTGAGGTATTGCTCTAGTACTATCTCCTTCTTTCACATAGTTAAATACTGTAGGTCTCCAACCTAAGCTGAATAACCAAGACTTTAACTGTGTTGTTGAGGTTGGATTAGGTTCTTCTGTGGACTTAAGTATAGAAACTTCTCCTTCAAAGTCTGCTTCTAAATCATTATCAGCTAAAAGTTCTAACCAGCCTATGCCTGCTTTAGTTAGTTCTCCCTTGATATTGAACATTTTAGCAGGTTTCTTCTTAGTTGCCCATTTCTGTACTTTAGGCATTGCCTCTGATAGATTAGCTTTTCTTTCATCTACAAGAGTATGAAGACTAGCCAATGTTTCTTTACAATATTCCCTGTCAATAGTTAGTGGATTTGCTTCTTGTTCTGCAGCACAATCTAATTTCCAAGTTAAATAGGCCATAAGTCTATGATAGTCCTCACTCTGATATATCTCTTTCAAATAATTGATGAAATTACCAAGAATGATACTATTAATCACAACATCTGTTCTACATCTATTGATGTAATCTTCTGGTTGAAGGTTTTCCCAATCTGTGATTACTGGTTTGGCTACTCCTACTCTTTCACCCCATACTTCTAAGCCATGCTCTGCTTCATTTGGATACAAATACCAAGACAATGCCAAAGTATCTATTACAGAGCCTGTATGCTTATATCCTGTAAGCTTTTCAATAGCAGGAAAGTCATATCTTTTGATGTTATGACCTACAAGCATAGCTTGTCCACTTAGAAAGTTAGCCAATTCCCAAGGATTTGTAATGACAGTTTCTCCTATTAATTGGTTATCTTCATAAGTATGAGCTACAAGACAATGAAGTCTAGTGAGTTGTTCAAGTAAACCATCTGTCTCCACATCAAACACGCAGTATCTCATTGATTAAAAGATTTTATTAATTATCCATTGTTTGAAAGAAACTTTAGTACTTTTAACTTTATACTTTTCTCTCATAAAATTTATGAACTCTAGTACATCTTCTTGTATCTCTAAAGGATTTACAGTTGAAGTACTGCAAGAAACATAAACAGAAACAGGATTTTCTCTATCAAGATAAGTGTGTTCTTTTATTTCAAATTTATTCATTGATTAAAAATTAAATAGGTTTCTTTCTTCCATTTCTTTTAAGGCTTTCTCTGCCATAGGCTTAATTAAATAAGTGCCTAATACTTCTAAAGCTCTTTCCCTTCTCTCATCTACAGTGAGTACATATTCATTAAGTAATGCTTTTTCTACTCTTTCTTGCATTACCATAAGCTTGTTTGTAGCATCTTGAGCACTTTGGCCATCAATTTCATCTTGAATTTTAAAGATTTTGCTTATAAACTCTTCAAATTTAGTTTTACCATTTTTTAAAAAAGATTTAATAGAACCATACACATATCCTTGTGATTCTAAGAACTCTATCTTTTCAATGATAAGCTGTAATAAAACTACAAATTGTATGTTGTGATCTTGCTCTTTCTTTTTAAGCTCTTCTTTAGTTAACATAGTCTATCTGATTGATAAACAAATTATTGTATGTTCTTCCTTGTTTTTCAGAACCAATAAAAACAAAACCTATACTGATTTCATCTCCTTTCCTAATTCCTAACTTTTCTACTCTTGCTATAATAGCATCTCTAACTTCAAAGAAAGCTTTTTGTTCATCTTCAGTGGTTACTGTAACAATAGCTCTTTTTTTAGTTGGTCTACCTTCTACTACAATTAGTTCAGGTTTTGACATTCCTTCAAAATACCCTATAAAAGGGGTTAAACTTTTTTTTGCACTCATGGCTAAATAAATAATGGTTAATAAAAATTAAGGGTTACAAATATATACTTCTCTGCTATAACTCTTAGTGTAAAAAAGAAGAAAGTGAGGAAATAAGTTCTCACTTTCTGTCTTTTTTTGGCTCAATAAAGTACTACAAAGCTTCTTGCTCTGCCATTACAATGTTAGACAATTCTGCCTGCATTGCTGGAGTTGCATAAAAATCTGCAGCATCAGCAGTTCTCATATCCACATCAGGAGAACCTTCTGATTTAAAGTAAGTTACTCTAAACTGAGGTTTACCATTGTGAGGTACAAGTTTTCCTGCTTGTGGATGATCTTTGCTGTATCTCACAGCTTGACCATCAGCAATGATGTCAGTAGATGTTAAACCAGCATCAATACCAGCTTTTTGACTACTTGACAAAATTGGTTTGTTTGCTAAAATTTTGTAGATAGTAGCATTTGGCAATGTTGCAAGTTTTGCTTGTACAGACTCTAATGTAGAGTCAACTGGTACATCAATCCAAGTAACTCTTGTTTCATTCTGTACATAAGGCTCTCCTTCTGCAATACCTAATTGGGCATTAGAAAATGGATTGTCTTTTAATTCATTGCTTACAGACTTTGTTGGGTAAAATGACTTTGTAGTCAGAGTCTGTTTTAATTCAGCAGTCATTGTGTTATCTTTTTGATAACTTGCTTTGTAAACTCTTGACACCATAATAGGTGATGCATTTACTTCTTTTCTGATTCTGCTTTCCGGAGTTGAAACATTTGTTTCCATAATAAATAATTTGATTTAAGTTCTAAATACAAGAATAAGAAGGCAATAACTTGCTCTTATATTTAGATTGCGATTTGATTTTTCTTTTGTTGCCTTTTTAATTTAAAAACTAATAAACTTGGTACTACAAATTTCCCGAAAGATTTTGCTCCTCTTATTAGCCCAAACCCCAAATACTACAAGCCATTTACTAATCTAGCTCATACTATGTTCAGAGGTATAAAATACCACACATAGTTTTGATACAATAGGAGTTCAATCATGTTGATTATGTTTGTAGTGGAGGTGGGGGAAGTTGAATCCCCGTATTTAGCATTAGAGTTAAAAAATTTTATACAGCTTTATTTGTTTGTGATATTCAGTTCCTAATAAACAAATAAACATCGGAACTATTTCAAATTACTATTTAATAAGTATCTTTTAATTCTGCTGAAATAAGGCAAGAATAGGGCCAACTGATTCTGGTAAAACCAGCAGTAAGCCTCCACCATCTAGTTTTATCCCAAACTAGCAAAAGGGAGTATTAACTTAACCTAAGTTATGGTCCTAATCTTTGGCTTAGGCAGCCACAGCTAAATCTACTTCCTTTGAAGTAGACATCAAGTTGTGAACAACTTGCATATTAGCTTGTATTTGAGCATTCTCTAAAATGTTGCCATTTATTGAAATTTCACCTTAGTTTACAGTTATCTCTCTGGCTGAATTTTTTAATCTTAGATGCTAAAGCAAAACCCGGCACCCCCAATTTGCTTGTCTTTCCAAGCTGTCATTCCTATTATTTTGTAAGGGTGGAACATCCTTATAGTCAGAACAGGATTCGAACCTGTAACTTTAGCTAAAGCCCTCGAGGATTACGGTTTAACCTACCGCTGCTTTGCGTCTACCAATTCCGCCACCTGACTATATTAAACCAAACACACCCATCAAGATTGGAAATCACATGATGTGCTAACAATTTAATGTCTGATTCTTACTCAACAAACATAACACTTCTTGATAGTGTTGTAATACTTCTCACTTCTGTGACTCTCTTTTGCATGTCACCTGTGCGTTGAGCTTATTACATCTCTTTATTAGCTTCTTATCCCTCACTCGAAGTATCCAAGCTGTTAGAATAATATTACCTGTTTGTCTTTCTGTGTGTTTGATTTAATATTATAAACTATTAAGACAGAATGCTATAGCTTGTGAAGCATGGTCTCCCTAAATTATTACTTTAAGTAGTAA